TCACCCACGATTAACCAACAGCCAGACCAGCAGACACGCCACCACCGGCACAGCAAAATCCATCAGGCTTGCCACATCCCAAGCACGCGGATCAAAACCGCCCCACCACGGCATATTCATTCGCTTGCCATGCCCGAACATTTCAATCCAGCGATATTCTGCCTGGGTATGTTCACGCGCAATGAAGAACGTACAACCGGCTATCGCTCCGTAAGCCCAGTTTCCGGTAAAAAGACCAACCAGTATCTGCGCAGCCACAGCACAAAGTGCATGAAGTAAGGGGCTTATATCCATTATTTCCTCCTTTCAGCTCCATTCCCGAAGCGGTGTTTCCAGCTCCACGACATAATCAGAGAATACAGAAACATCAAACAAGTCATCAAGAATGCGAATGTTGACAAAATAACCATCATTCCGGATACAGACAGGTTCTCCCTCTTCTGTTACCCCTGTTTCTGTGTAGGTGAAACCAATTTCATCAACTAACAGTTTATTCTGGAGGTCTTCATCTTCCGCCCAGCCAAGAGATGACAGGAAGGCCTTAAACTGCAGTTTGTCATAAAACTTCAAAGTTAAATCTTTCATACGACCTCTTTTAATTGCCTGTCATTTAATTCTTTATGCCATATGCGGAAATTGCGAATATGGCCAAACAGATGTCGTTCTCCAGTATTCGTCTGCCCTCCAAATCGGATATTTTTATCAGCGGTCACGCCATTATATTCACAATAAACTTCATTAACCGCTTTACCATTTGTCACCACATGAAAGTGACCATCAGCTTTTGCAATACATCCAAATGTGGTTTTCTCTGCAAATACATCTGTCGCTGCGCTATTAACATACGAGCCTGAAGGGTTTGACAGACTCATATATAACTTACCACTACCTCTGTTGATTGCTGCAATTGCTGATTGCCCGGTATTGGCTGCTGCTATATCCCACACGCGGGGTGCGGCGTTTGGTGCAATATCCCAGTTTTTATGAATCTCAAGTAAAAAAGTAAATGGTAACTTATAAAGATTATTTCTGGTGGGGATACTAACCAAATCACTGGCTCTTGTCGTTGCGCTGCCTCCTGAAATAATAAATGATGATACACACGGCCCATTCTCTACTTGTGGGGTGGCAAGATAAATATAGTCACCAGATACTGTTGCCCCACCCTGCTCAGGAGAATACTGTATCTGAGAGCCTATTTTTAACTCACCATCAATTGCCTGAATCGTTGCCTCTGCAAAAATCCAGCCTGTGGTCTTATCCTTCCTGACTCGTGCCGTAATTCTGCCGGCAGCACCACCTGTCATATTAATTTCAAGCGTTTGCGTATCAATGTACGCATCGCCAAGAAAAGTTGTTGCACTACCATCATACTTATCAAACCGTATACGTAACCTTACCTGTCGTTCTGTTTTAAAACGGCATGAGGTTGTCACGTACTTGTTATCGCCTGAGACATCAACTGACTTTGTTGCAGCAATTGATGCCATATTAATAGCCGAAGTTTGCCCAACCAGAGAATCGTTGCAGACAAACTTTCCATAAGTAAAACCAAAACTATCCGTCCCGGTTTCGGGCACATCCATGTTTGATGACTTCCCCCAGCTGGCTGGACTTTCCGAATTGAGCATGTAGTTCGTTCTTTGTCCCTCAATAAGCAGGCCATCACACTCAAATCGCGGCTCATTAATTTCCGCCGTTTTCAGTTCGCCAGATTTGTTGATATATGTTGCCGTTGATGCGCGACTGAAATTAACCTGTTTATCACTGGCGACCTGAACCACATCGTCACCAATAGCTATTTTTTTATAGCCCGGAGAAAAACCCGCAATCATATCCAGTGAATCGTTAAACGGTATCCACACATCAGGCAGCGGCGGCACTATATTCGCATAGGGCTCTGCAGTCACTTCCGCTGCGACTTCTGCGCGGTCTGCCGCCTTTTCAGCCCGTGTCGCTGCCGACAGAGCCTCATCCTTTTTCTGCCCGGCCTTTGTTGCGTCTGCTGCGGCCTCCCGCGCTTTTGTGGTGGCGACTCCGGCATTTTCAGCGGCTGACTCTGCATTACGGCGGGAAGCCTCTTCACTGTCTGCGGAGGCTTCTTCTGACGCACGGGCATTTGTCTCTGAACGTTCTGCCGCTGTTGCTGCGTTTTGTGCGGCTGTTTTTGAAGAAGCTGCCGCTTTCGCGCTGTTACCTGCATTCGTCTCTGATGTTTTCGCCGCATTCCTGGACGATGCCGCTGCTGTTTCTGATTTCTTTGCTGCCGCTGCGCTCTGAGAGGCGGCTTCAGCGTTGCGTGCCACCTCTTCCACCATCTTTTCAAAACGATACAGTGCCTCCGGACGAACATCATCTTCTGTTGCAGCGCCCAGAAAATCATTCAATGTCCCCGGCTTAGAATCCTCATACACGGTGATAGCCCCGGCATGTGAAGGCGGAAAACCTTCAACCAGCAGGATAACGCTGTACTGGCCATACTCGACATCCATGCTGTAACGTCCGGCTTCATCCGGATTATCTGAGGCCACCGTGTTCACCACAACCGTGGTGCTGTTACGTTTTGCTTTGAGCTGAATGGTGCAGTTCTGTATCGGTTTTCCTGCACCGTCTTTCAGCACGCCTGAAATCTGTACTGCCATATTCACTCCACAAATAAAAAAGGCGCCATTTCTGGCGCCCGTATCTGGGTTATAAAATTCAACTGATACTGATACCGGCTGTAGATTTCTTCATCACAACAACAAGAAGGTCGCTGATACTGGTCGTTGGCGTCCAGTTATTAGCACCATATGAAGAAACATTGAAAGTCAGGGTGACATGGCCGTGTCCGGCAGGCATATCAATGACTGATGAAAATACCCTGCTGACATCCGTCGCGGGTTGCTGAAAGATTTCCTGTCCGTTCTTCAGTACCTGCAGCTTACAGGTTGAATACCAGTATGACTGTTGGTTGTTGCTGTTGAAGTTTTCATGCTTACCCCCACGAAACAGAACGGGGGGGACTACTATCTGACGGTCAAAAGCCTGGTCATCGTACACAGTGACCGTTATTGTACCGCTGGCATAACTGCCATTTCTCGGAAAGGCTTTTCCCACCGTTTTGACAATATCACCTTCAATCTGGTTAGCTGACAGTTTTCCCAGAATCCGACAGTTCTGATTAATCGTGACGTTGTTGAGCGTCCCGGAGTTCGCGTTCACGTTACCGCTGATATCCGCATTTTTCGCAGAAAGTCGACCATCAGGTGTCAGTGAAAACGTTGGGGGATTGCCACCGCTGGTAATGGTGGGAGCCGTCAGATATTTCAGGAACACTTCGTTCATGAATATCTGATCGCCCTGCCCAACAAACATCGGCTTTGTGTTGCCATTCGCAGGATTAATCATCGCAATCCTGTCCGCCGCCAGCAGCACCTGACTCTGCATACCGTCAGGAGTATTCTCAATACCGGCACCAATACCCGCGATATAAAGGCGTCCGTCCTGCATCTGCTGCAGCTTCACAGCCCACATGCTGTTCAGGTTATTATTTGTATCAACCTGAACCTTCTGTATCTGCTGGATCGCTGCACTCTGGTCTTCCAGTTTCTTATTGACGGTCTGCGTGATTTCATTGCTGACACCCGTAATGGACGTCCTGATTTCAGCCAGGTCAGGCGCAAGCTGACCGTTATCAATCTGCGTCCACAACTCCTGAGCCAGATGGGTTTTCCCTATCTCTCCTTTGAAAAAATTCAGATAGCCGGATGCATCATCACTCGGCTGGCCAACAGCCTCCACAAATGCCGATTTGCCAACGGTGTTCACACTGCGGATGTAAAAATAATAATCATGGCCCGGTTTGATATTGATACTGGCGGCTATCCAGTACAGCGCCGTGCCAAGATAGCGTGCTGTGGTTTCAACCTGCCTGATATCCGCAATCCGCTTTTCCGAGAACCAGAACTCAAACTGTACCGTCGGATCATAAACCGCAAGATGCGGCGTGGCGGTTATCTGAAAATACCCCGGTGTCAGCTCAATCTGCGACGGCGCTGCCGGTGCGGCAATCCGGAACGATACCGATGCCGGATCGCCCTGCTGCCCCCACGCATTTACTGCCCGGACTGTCAGCCTGTAGTTCCCCAGCGCCAGTTGTGTGAAGCGGTATGTGGTTTCCGCCGTCCGGGCTGTGCTGACCAGCCGCTCACTGCCGTCATCCGCTGCCACGGTCAGGCGAAGCATGAAACTCACGCCCTTCACCACCTTCGGCGTGTCCCAGCGGGCCAGTACCTGATACTCCCCGCTGTCTGCGGTGACTTCGGCAGTCAGGTGCTGCACTGCTGGCGGCGTGACACCATTCACCGTGCCGCTCTGGTCGCCGTCAAAGTGCGCCCCGTTATCCACGATGGCTTCTTTTTCCGGTACATGCTGCACGGCGGTGATGGCATACGTGCCGTCGTCGTTCTCACGGATACTCACGCAGCGGAACAGGCGCTGGCGCAGCGTCGGCAGCTTCAGCCCCCACACGCTGTATCCGGCAACGCCGTCAGGAACACGGCTAACTTTCACCTTCACGCCGTCGGTGACGGACTGGACCTCCACGCTGACCGGATTGCCATTTCCGTCAACCAGGCTTATCAGCGTGGTGCCGGAGGATGGCAGCATGATTTCACGGTCGAGCGTCAGTGTCCGCGCCTGGCTGTTCACCGCCAGCACGCGCCCGCCGATGCTGATACCCGCATAGTCATCATCGCAGATTTCAATGACATCGCCCGGTACATGGCGAAGCCCTTCTGCGCCCACGCTGAAGTCCACGGTCTGCGTTTCCAGCAGCTCCGTTTTAATCAGCCACAGCCCGGCGCGGTGTGCCTGCCCCCGACTGGTACAGCCAAAGGCATCCATCTTCGTGACGTTACGACCGTAACGGGCAATGGCCTGCGTGTCCTCCACAAGCTCTGTCGCCGTCTCCCAGCCGTTATCCGGGTCAATCCAGTTCACCTCAACGGCATTATGGCGGTCTTTCAGGGCGCTGAAGCTGTAGCGGAACGGCGCACCATCATCCGGCATCACCACATTACTGCAGTTATAGGTCCACACCTTATCCGATGGTCGGTCCTGCACGAATGTCAGCGTCTGTCCGTTCCATACCGGCATACAGCGCATCGCCGAGCAGAAATCACTGAGCACATCCCACGCCTTACGCTGTGTGGTCAGCCAGGCATTACAGGTGATGCGCGGCTCCGTGCCACCAAAGCCATCCGGCACCGACTGGTCGCAATTCTGGCCGATGACATACAGCGCCCATTTGTCCACATCCGCCGCACCGAGACGTTTCCCCATGCCGTAGCGCGGATGGGTCAGCATATCCCACAGACACCAGGCCATGTTGTTGCTGTATGCTGGCTTAAACGTTCCGTCCCAGATACCGCTGTATTGCCGCGTCTGCGGGTTATAGTTCGACGGCACCTGCAGAATGCGCCCGCGAAGATGATAATTACGGCTCACCTGCTGACTGCCGAACTGTTCCGAGTCCACCTGCACGCCGACCAGTGCCGTGTTCGGGTAGCACTGTTTCACATCGATGATTTCGGTGTATGACGACCAGAGCGTTTTGTTCTGCAGCTGGTCTGTGGTGCTGTCCGGCGTCATCCTGCGCATCCGGATATTAAACGGGCGCGGCGGCAGGTTACCCACCACCACCGAGGCCAGATACTGCGAGGTGGTTTTGCCCTTAATGGTGATGTCTTTTTCCGTCACCCAGCCACCGTTACGCTGTATCTGAACCAGCAGGCGGACTTCCGACGGATTCCTGTCCCCCTTTGAGGTGGTTTCCACCAGTGTCTGCACGCCGAAAGTAAAACGCAGACGGTCAATGTTTGCCGACGTGATGGTCCGGGTGATCGGCGTGTCATATTTCACTTCTGTACCGAGCACCGTCTCGGAACCGGAGGATTCAAACCCCTCCGGCGGAGTCTGCTCCTGCTCACCTGCCCGGAACACCACCGTGACACCGGATATGTTGGTATTCCCCTCAGTGTCCAGCACCGGCGTACTGTTCAGCAGCACGCTTTTTAATCCATCCACCGGACCTTCAACCGGCCCTTCGCTGATGGCATCGATCACACTCAGCAACTGCGTGGACTTCAGGTTGTCCTTCGCTTCGCGCGGGGTATGCCCCTTACTGCTGCCTTTACCCATTCCTCACGCTCCGTAAACGACAAAACCGCCCGCAGGCGGTTTCACATAAAACATTTTGCATCAGCGACCAATCACCACAACCTGACCACCGTCCCCTTCGTCTGCCGTGCTGATCTCCTGAGAAACCACGCGTGACCCCACGCGCATTTCACCGTACAGAACGGGCAGAACATTGCCCTGGGCAACCATGTTATCCAGTGAGGAGAAATAGGTGTTCTGTTTGCCGTTATCCGTTGTCTGTGTACGGGGAGTTCTGGCTTTCGGTGCCAGCATCTGCGCCACACCACCGAGCACCATACTGGCACCGAGAGAAAACAGGATGCCGGTCATACCACCGGCCCCAATGGCTGCCCCCCATGCTGCAAGGGTGGCTCCGGCGGTAAAGAATGATCCGGCAATGGCGGCAGCCCCCAGGACAATCTGGAATACGCCACCTGACTTGGCCCCGGCGACTCTGGGAACAATATGAATCACAGCGCCATCAGGCAGAGTCTCATGTAACTGCGCCGTTAACCCGGACGTGCTGACGTCCCGCCCGGCAATCCGTACCTGATACCAGCCGTCGCTCAGTTTCTGACGAAACACCGGGAGCTGTGTGGCCAGTGCGCGGATGGCTTCAGCCCCCGTTTTCACACGAAGGTCGATGCGGCGGCCAAATCGTTGCAAATCCCCGTAAAGGCAGATGCGCGCCATGCCCGGTGACGCCAGAGGGAGTGTGTGCGTCGCTGCCATTTGTCGGTATACCTCTCTCGTTTGCTCAGTTGTTCAGGAATATGGTGCAGCAGCTCGCCATCACCACAGTAAATGGCGGCATGATTCGGCACCGATGAACCAAAACAGCACAGCAGCACATCGCCCGGTTGTGCTGATGACAACGGCACCTGATACAGCCCTGTGGCCTCCAGATTATCCAGATAGAGATTCTGACCGTGACGCCACCAGTCATCCTCGCGATGAAAATCCGGCATCTCAATCCCCGCCAGATGATAAGCATCCCGGAACAGCGTGTAACAGTCCGTCACCCCGTGCTCAAAGCGCCGCCCGGTGAGATGCGGCACACAGCGGAACTTATGAATCGCCCCCCGGCAGACCAGCCACCACGGCAAATCACTCTGCACCTGCAGCCGCCGGTCGGCCTCACTCAGCCAGGGCAGACCACCGGGGTGACTGTGGACCAGCGCCACAATCTCACCCTGCATTTCTGCCTGCAGCCAGTCTTCCGGCGACATACGGAAATACGCCTCCGGCTCACCGGAGATATTCACGCAGGGGAAATATCTTTCCCCCTCCGGCGTGCTTACCACGAAGCCGCACGACTCCGCTGGCGCACATCGCCGGGCGTGCGCCAGAATCGCTGATTCTGTCTGTGTCATGGGATTTACTGCGAAAGTTTGTTAATGGAAAGGAAGCCGCCAAAGTTGCCGACGTTATTGCGAAACTTACAGCCACTCAGGCATTTGCTGCATTTATCCTTCGTGATATCGGACGTCGGCTGGTCATATTCATCCGCGACCGCCGGACCGCTATAACCGCACTCATCACCGCGATAGGTCCAGGTGCAGGTGTTGGCCAGCATGATGCGCCCCGGAAAAACAGCACCATCCGTTTCCGTCGGCGTGGACAGTACAAAAGAGGCACTCACCGCGCTCAGTTCGCTGCACTGCTCAATGCGCCAGCGGCTGATCACCTCCTGCTCCGGATCGGCGTCACTGTTTCCGTTGACGAAGTTCACCGCATCCAGAAAACGGGCGTAAACCTTACGCCTGACCACCGTTCCGCCGACCAGACTCTGCAGATCTTCCGCCATCCCGGTGACCATACCGTACAGGTTAGAAACCGTCAGCGTGGGGCGCGTACTGGTGCCTTTGCCATTCAGTTCAAAACCACTCCCCTGAATGGGATACGGCTGATACTGTCGCCCCTGCCAGGTGACCGGCTCACCTTTTTCGTTCTGCTCATTACAGAAAAAATAACGTTCTCCACCGACCTCTGTCAGATCGATTTCCCAGAGCACCACGCTGGCCGACTGCTCCGCACGGGTGCATTCATTCAGTGTTTCCTGCCGGATATCCTGCATCAGATCACCACCTGTTCAAACTCTGCGCTGAACTCAACACGCAGCATACTGACCCGCGACGACCATTTTGCGCAGGTCACCTTTATCTGCCGCCACTCATAAGGCGGCGTCCACAGAAAGGCTTTCCAGCCCCCGTGCTCAGCCAGAAACGACTCCAGCGCCGTGGCCTCCCAACGGGGAACAGAAAGCGTCACGCTGTACGTTTTCAGGTCGGCATTCAGCCCGGCAGGCGCTCGCTGGGAATAGCCATCACCAAAGCGCACTTTCCTGACGGAAGGGGCCGAAGCCACATCCATACCGGGTTTCACTTTCCAGCGGAAGGTCTTCATCGTCCACCTCCGGAGAACAGACCACCATCGCGCATCTGTGCCTGAATTTCATCACGGGCACCCTTGCGGGCCATGTCATACACTGCCTTCAGCATCTGTGGACCTGGCAGACCATTCGTACCGTCGTTCTGAATCACCACGTTGTTGTTCTGCTCAAATCTGATACCCTCTGAACGCCGCATTTGCGCCGGACTTCCGGTGCCACCGACATAACCACCGGTGGCATAGCCGCGCATCAGCCGGTAAAGATTTCCTACGCCAATCCGGCTGGTTGCCTCCTTCGTGAAGACAAATTCACCACGGTGAACAATCCCCGCTGGCTCATATTTGCCGCCGGTTCCCGTAAATCCTCCGGTCGCAAAATGGAATTTCGCCGCAGCTGCCTGAATGGCTGTAACGCCTGACGCTGATGCGCCGCCGCCAATGGCGCTGCCGATACTTCCGACAATCCCCACCATTGCCTGCTTAAGCAGAATTTCTGTCATCATGGACAGCACGGAACGGGTGAAGCTGCGCCAGTTCTGCTCACTGCCGGTCAGCATCGCCGCCATATTCTGTGCAATGCCATCAAAGGTCTGCGTGGCAGCACTTTTTACCTGCGACATACTGTCCGTGGTGCTCTCTTCCCACTCACTCCAGCCGGACTTCAGGCCTGCCATCCAGCTCCCGCGAAGCTGGTCTTCAGCCGCCCAGGTCTTTTTCTGCTCTGACATGACGTTATTCAGCGCCAGAGAATTATCGCCATACTGTTCCTTCAGGCGCTGTTCCGTGGCTTCCCGCGCTGCCTGCCGGTCAGTCAGCCCCCGGTTTTTTGCATCAATGGCGGCCCGTTTTGCCCGTTGCTGCTGTGCGAATTTATCCGCCTGCTGTGCCAGCGCGTTCAGGTGCTCCTGATAGGTGACCTTGTCGCCAAGTGCAGCCAGCTGGCGTTTGTACTCCAGCGTCTCATCTTTATGCGCCAGCAGGGATTTCTCCTGTGCAGACAGCTGGCGACGTTGCGCCGCTTCCTTCAGTACCGCGAACTGACTCTCCGCCTTCCACAAATCCCGGCGCTGCTGGCTGATTTTCTCATTCGCTCCGGCATGCTTCTCCAGCGTCCGGAGTTCTGCCTGAAGCGTCAGCAGGGCGGCATGAGCACTGTCTTCCTGACGCTCTCCTGCAGACACCTTCACGCCGGACTGCTTCGGCTTTTTCAGTGTCGCTTCATAGTCCTTTTTCGCCGCCGCCATCAGCGTGTTGTAATCTGTCTGCAGGATTTTTCCGTCTTTCAGGGCCTTATTCAGTTCTTCCTGACGGGCGGTATATTTCTCCAGCGGCGTCTGCAGGCGTTCATAAGCCTTCTGCGCCTCTTCGGTATATTTCAGCCGTGATGCCTCAGACTCGGCCCAGTCCTTTGCTGCCATCTCTCTGGCCTTTTCAAGATCGGCCTGCAACGTGGCGGCTGAAAGCCCAAGTTGCGCATTCGCTCTGTCCTCCCATGCTCCCCGGAGATTAGCAAGAAATGCGGATGTTTTACCGCGCCGGTGGCTCCGGCTCTGATACCACTGCCATTTTTTGTCCGCCTCATCAAAAGCCTTTTCTGCTTTCTCCAGCATTTCCCGGGCAGTGTCCGGGCGACCAATATCCAGCACCGAATCCCACATGGATTTGAATGCCCGCGCTGTCCTGTCTGCCCAGGTCTCCAGCGTGCCCATGTTCTCTTTCAGGCGGCGGGTCTGGTCATCAAACCCTTTCGTTGCGGCCTCGTTCGCCGCCTGCAATGCCCCGGCTTCATCTCCGGAACGCTGCAACTGAGCAACATACGCAATCTGCTCCGCCGTCACGTTATGGAACTGACGTGCCATCGCTGTCAGTCCCGACGTCGGGTCTGTGGTCAGCTTCCCGAAGGCTTCAGCGACCTTGTCCACCTCCACGCCGGATGCAGAGGAGAAACGCGCCACACTCTGGCTGATCGCCTCAAACTGCTCACCACCACGCACACCTGCATTCACCAGCGCCGTCAGTGACTCGCTGGTCTGGTTAAACGTCAGCCCTGCCGCCTGCCCGGCTCTGGACAGGACCAGCATACGATCTGCCGTCAGTCCTGCCTGATTACCGGAAAGGACCAGCGTTTTATTGAAACTGGACAGGGTTGAGTCCCCCTGATACCAGGCATACGCCAGCGCACCGGTCGCCACCGCCAGCGAGGTGGCCCCGACCATCGGCAGGGTGATCGCACCGGCAAGCCCCCTGAACATGGGGATCATCCCGCCGAAGGAGTCCTTCACCTGACCACCCTGTTGCAGCAGGATCAGCCACGGACTTTGCCCGCCTGCAAGCTGCGTGGCCACGTCGGTGAACTGCGCAGGCAGCATACGCATGGCAGCTTTATACTGCCCGACGGAAATCCCCGCTTTCTGTGCAGCCAGTGCCTGTCGGCTCAGCGACTGTTCAACGACTGCCGCTGTTTTTTTCGCATCACTTTCCGTACCGGAAAAATGACGCCTGACTCTGGCCATCTGCTCGTCAAATCTGGCCGCATCCAGACTTAAATCAACGACCAGATCGCCTACCGGTTCAGCCATACCGGACTCCTCCTGCGATCCCTTCTGATACTGTCATCAGCATTACGTCATCCTCCGTCATGTCCGCCACATCCGGGGAAACGGGGATAACTTCATTCACATCCGGGCCAAAGCGGACGCCTCCGGCAAGCCCTGCCGCTTTCTGCATCAGCACATCATCTTCAGGCTCTTCGTCAGCCTCACGCCGGTTCAGCAAACTGAAATCCAGCGGATGCATCTCCGGATCGCTGAAAAACAGGCTGAGCACGGTGTACGTCAGCCCGGAAAAGTGCATATCCAGCAGAACATCATGAAAATAATGGGTACTGTAAAAGCGGTGCCAGTCGGCATACTCCGTGGATGACATCCCGGCAAGCATGGCGCGCCAGTCGGGTCGCCCCATCTCACGCGCCAGTTTCAGGGCAAAACTCAGCTCACCGTCGAACACTTTCCCGCAGAAACAGGCTCTGCAGGCCCGACGTCCTCTGCCTGTTCAGGGGCATCATTCATCACAAACTCATACATACCGGACAGCCGGTACACCACGTTTTCAGCATGAGAAATTGCCTCTGTGGGCCAGGTGGTAAGCACTTCCTGCTCAATCTGTTTAACGGCTTCATTCATGGAAGGCTGCTTTGTCTTCTGCGGATGGTTATGCCACAGGGACATAGCCACCACAAAAGCACCGGTTCTGATGGCGTCTTCCACAGTAAACTTCCGGTTGCTGTCTGACTCCGCCTGTTCTGCCTGCCGTTTCATCAGGGCGAGATGCTCAATACGCTGCAGGGCTGACAGTTCAGAAAGCGTGACGGTCACGCCGTTATGTTCAAATGATTCGGTTTTCAGGAACATCGCTGACTCTCCGGATTAACTGTCGGTGACAGTGATTTCTGCAACCGCAGCAAGTTCACCATTACCGGATACAACCGGAATGTTGACCTTACCTGCAGCAACGCCTTTCACGGTGATGGTCATACCACTGACCGACACGATGGCTTTTGTTTTATCCGCTGACACCGCACGGAAGCTCTTGTCAGTTGCGCCCTCCGGCTGGAATGCCACGGTCAGCGTGGTGCTCTGCCCTTTCACCACCGAGGAGCTGGCAGGCGTCACAGTCATACCGGTTGCCGCCGTCACCGTACTGCGATCTTCTGCCATTGACGGACGGCCCACATTGGTGACCTTCACCGTACGGGTGATCACTTCCTTCGCCGTCACCGCCTTACCGATACTGCTGACCCAGCCACGGAACACATCGACCGTGCCGTTCGGGAAGCGGATTTTATAGGCACGGGTATCCCCTTCATTAAACCACGCCAGCAGCGCCTGCTGCCCCTGCTCTCCGGGCATCCACGCCAGCGTGAAGCTGGTATCTCCGGCGGATTTCTGCCCCTGCCCGGTCGCGGTCCAGTCCGCATCTTCATCATCGAGATAACTGTCGTCATAGGACTCAGCGGTCAGTTCGCCGGGCGTCAGGTCTTTAACTTTAGCCAGACGCGACCAGTCAACATCTGAAAGCGGGTTCGCATAAGGGTCGCCGCTCCCGTTATAAACCCACAGGGTGGTCCCGGCACCTTTCACCGGCATTACAGGATTTGGTACAGGCATATCGTCCTCACATTTCATAGGTAATGACATACGTCAGATCGGCTGAACTCCACAGGCCCGCATCATCGTCGCGCCGGTAGTCATAGCCACTGGCCACCATACTGGTGATCAAATCTGACAGTGCCGGGATATCGCTCATCACCGGATAAATCCGGAACTCCATCCACGAATCCAGCTCTGAATCCGGCACCTGAGCAGGCAGGAAAACTTCGATATGCAGCTCAGCCTGCCAGGTATCGCTGTCCAGCTCTTCGCCCGTGTATTCAGCGCCGGTGAGATAAACGGCAACTGCCGGAAAATCCGCCTCATCAAAAACAGCGGGGCGACCATCAAAAAGCGTCGCCCCGGTGTCATGTTTTTCCAGTGCATCCAGTACGGCTGCACGGAGTTCTGTATGTTTCATCGCTTTATTACCATCCTCAGTTGATGCTGCAGCGCATAGCCCAGCTCTTTCGGAAGACGTTCACGCCGTATCCGCTCAATATTCTGTTTAAACGCCGTGGTCAGCGGCACTGCCATCGGGATTTTCACCACATCAATGGGGTAACGGTTTTTCCCGGCCACACGCTGCATGACATGCCACCGGCCATTTTTCAGTTGCTGAATAAACGCGCCGGGAATACGACGGTTTCCCACCACAAGCACGCTGCCGCCACCTTTCAGGGCTGAACGCTGCCCCTTTTTACGACGCCTGCGTCGGGACAGGACAATCCGCGCGTTACCCAGCTTTATTACGGGCAAATCCCCCCGGTTAACCTTGATTCTGGCCTGCGGATTTTTGACCGTGGCCCTTTTCAGCCTGGCCCTTTCCTTTACCAGTTTCCGGCGTACCTTTGTCTCACGGGCAACCTGTGACGCCGACTGCGATATCGCGGATGAAGCAACGCGGTTAATGGCCATTGCGGCGGCACCGGGCACCGCCGTTCTGCTGATACGGCTGAGGTTTTCAACGGCCTGCTCAAGACCTTTTATGGCCATACATCCCCCTTTCAGCGGCGACGGTTAACGGCAGGCGGTACGCCCCGCCCAAGCCAGAGATGACAGCTTCCGCCATCATCCGGCGAAATCCGGTCTATCCAGAAGTTTTCCTCACCGATGGTCAGCGTGTCGCCGCGCCGCAGCTGCCGCACATCATCAGTCCGGACAAACAGGGACGGGCTGGAGCCTTCAACGCGCACGCCCTGTCCGGCATAGCTGATATTTTCAGGGTCATCAAAAACACCACGTATCACAGCACCGGACTGCTCACCAGATGTCATGGTGGCTGACGTTCCCATGTACCCGCGTATCGTTTCATCGGCGCAGGCAATGGCAGCATCGAACAGGTTATCGAAATCAGCCACAGCGCCTCCCGTTATTGCATTCTGGCCAGGCCGCGCTCTGTCATTTCAGCTGCCACACCGACAGAGACACGGAACGCCGTTCCCGGCAGCACAAATGCCACAGCCTCATCCCGCGTGGCGTGAAGTGCATCAGTATGCAGCGTCACCAGTGCCACAACCGTGACCAGTTCAGCCGTATCAGTCACGGTATCCGGCTGCGCTGATACAACCTCATTTTCATGTCCGGTCAGCGCATTTTCCGGGCTGACAGATGTGTCCTGACCGGCAGCGTCATCCGTGTCATCAAGCTCCTCTTCCAGCTCTGCCACACGGAGTGCCAGTTCTTCTTTCGTCCCCGTCAGGCTGACATCACGGTTCAGTTGCTCACCCAGCACCTGAAGACGGGCAATCAGTTCATCTTTCGTCATGGACTCCTCCACAGAGAGAAAATGGCCCCGAAGGGCCATGATTACGCCAGTTGTACGGACACGAACGCATCAGGGTCAGCCAGCAGCATCAGCGGTGCTGACTGAATCATGGTGAACTCACGCGCCGGATCGCCGGTGGTCACCCAGTTTTTCGGGTAGCGGGCAGAGGCGTTAATACCTTCGCGCTGTGCGTCCGCATCCTGAATGCAGCCATAGGTGCGCAGACCGCGTGCCTGAGTGTTCCCCAGCACCATCGTGTTGTCCGGAAGGAAGTTCTTTTTGACGTCGTTTTCCACGTACTGTCCGGAATACACGACGATCGCCGTATCACCATACATCCCCTTATAGGACACCGCTTCGCCCAGGTCTTTTACCGCTGTCTCCAGTTCGGAATTAGAGCCGCGACGGGTATCCAGCTTCTCCCTGACGGCTTTGAAGGAACGGAACAGCGCCCAGCCTTTCGGATCAAACACGATGATGTTCACCACACCGCTGGCGTTCAGCGCGTAGGCTTCGATATCGTCGGTCGGGTCATACGTGGACTTGTCACGCTTGCTCCACTCCGTGCCGCCGGACTGTGTGATGTTATTCGCCGCACTGCGGCCCATATCCACCTCAACCGGATCGAAGGCTTCACCGGTCATGGTGTATTTGCCCTTGAGCACGGCAGAAACGGCCTGCATCTCTTCGACCTGAGCAATGGCCAGCTCTTCGTCTCGCATGTTCTGCAGGATAATGCGACGGCGGCGGTAAGCCGGGTCCGCCACATTCTGTGGATCTTCATCCGGCAGGCGACGCAGGGTCATCTGCGGATTCACCTCATGCTTCGGCTACATGAGTCAATGGTGTAAGTATGTGAATGATATAAGAGGAAAAATAGAGCATAATCTCTACCTGAATGGCTATGTTGCAATACACACTGCAATACACAGAAATCAATGTACAAACCATTCAATTATCAACCCACAAATGAAGTGAATAAAGATTTGTTATGAATATTATAGATACCCTTCAAAATGACCTAGAGCGCGCAGTAGCGCTTCAAAACATACTAATTGCAAGAGCTACAGGAGCCCAGGATGAAGCTAATAATGATTATTTGCTTCTAAGAACATATTTCTTACAAAATCCTCCTTTACATCAGCTATTACCAGAGTTTGTGAGAACTAATCGCTCACTAAAAGAATTTTGGGGATTTATAAAAAAGACTGAAAAGTATGCCCCCCGGAGAGATTTGATTTATAAGGCATTTCAGCCGATGCTGGACTATCTAGAAGGGAAAAATAAAGCTCCAGCGGATGAAGACATATCTGATGTATTAAGAAAGTTTAACGAGGATGGAGTCCACGCCGTTTGGATAAAAGCACTTGAACGGCGCCATACAGATCCGGATGGTGCGATAACCTCCGCAAGAACACTTCTTGAAACAGTTTGCAAACACATTCTTGATGATATGGGCATTCAGTATAATAATAAAAATATTGAAATGTCAGAGCTTTATAAAACTCTTTCAAAAGAACTTAACCTATCTGCCGACCAACATACTGAAAATATCTTCAAACAAATTCTCGGCGGTTGTTCTGCAGTTGTAAATGGGTTAGGTACTCTTCGTAATAAACTCGGTGATGCACATGGAACGAACAGCTCATCAATTAAGCCATCCCCAAGGCATGCCGAACTTGCAGTAAATTTATCAGGCTCAATGGCTCTTTTTTTAATTAACACTTGGTTAAACCTTAAAGATGGGAAATAACGTATAATGAAGTAACACGAGCAATTAGTTAATCATTATACTCAGTCGATTAATTTATTTTGACGACTCGTAAGCAATTTTTCGATGAGGGCGGAACTCCGCCCTCGGTGCTAACCTATGAGAAACGATATCTCTTCCACCGATACCATAATATTAGGTATCGCGAAGAAGCCCCAAAATCAGTGTGTTGCTTTTACTACCCAAACTACCTGTAGTTTCATAGTCGAGTTGCAAATTTGCAATTCGACTACCAGCCACAAGGCGTAAATTTGCGTCGTCAGGAATATCAACGAGTTAGCATATGAATAGGCCAAACGGCCACAAACCTCACTTTTGAGGCTTGCTCATTTATTAGCTGGCTATGGTAAGGCCCATTTTGGGGCCGTCGAGAAAATCAAAGAGTTATCGCCGCAGTCTGTCAGGCTTCTTCCACTGGTACGATGCAACGTTCTGGCGTTGTCCCTGCCTCCGCCTAGCTGCCAGTATAGCCAGCACTTTGGTGCGGATGACTAAGCAATCCTGTCCGTTCAGTTCTATACCGTCACGCCACATAACCTCAGCAACCACACGAGCGTAATTTTCAGCGGTGACACTGCCCGGCTGCGTGGCCTGTTCGTCATGCTGGTGGCTGACTCCACCAGCATGGCAGATTACTTTCAGTAGTTCGGATTCAGTCATAGCGTACTACGTTACTTATCCTTATTCAGCTGCAACTTATCCGGTACGTTTCCTGTACTTTCCATCAGATAATCAGCCAGTATCTGTGGGAGGTTGTCAGCAACGCCGGCACTGGCATTACAGGCTTTAGCCACTTCCTTTTTAAGTCCATCCAGCATAGCCGGAGTCATCTGTGGGAAGCGCCTTTGCATGGTAAGCGGCAGGCTGTCCATGATAGATGAAATCTGACTCGCCAGTTTGGAAAGAACATACATACAAAACTCTGTATCAATAACGTCGCCGCGTTCGCGCTCGTTTTTAAGCTCCTGCGCCTCTGCCTGTGCTGTCAGTAATCTGATCCTGACGCGTAAAAGTTCATCGTCATCAATATCGCCCGTTTCGTTTGTAATCTGGCTGATTGCATTGTTAACCCGATTATCTATTACACTGGCAACATCATAGAACGCCTCACGGCCCTTACGCTCGACGGGAATCACTCCCCACTTATCGAACGCAGTGGCGCTTACACGGCAACTTTTTGCCATGTTTTTTTTGTTCATCAGGTGTAATTTCATTGATACCACAACTTAATTACTGTTTCAGGTTGGTGTATTGATTGTATTTTTCTCTTATTATTCATACAGATATAGCGAACAACAAAACCACCACCAGTCCCCTTAAAATGCTCATAAATAGCGAAAACCCGCGCGCCTGACGCCCCGTAGCCTGTCAGATCGCCGGAAAGGACCCGCCAGCCAGAGCAGGCCCTAATTTCATCAACCAATCAGCTTATAGCGACCATCCCGTGCATTGCGGCGTACACGCTCAATCTTGAGGCATAGCGCCGCATCTGGCTTTTTTGGGACAGGTACGCGGCAATATTCAGAAGCGCGAGGAATATTATTTATCCAGTCGATCACTTCACTTAAATACCAGGCCTTACGCCCTTCCGTAACCTGCACACGCTCCGGGAACTCTCCACTAGCCTCAAGGTTTAGCAGTGTACGACGACTCAGGGTTGTAATTTCCATCACCTGATTCATATCAACAAGGCGCTCGCTTAAACACATTTTGTCAGCGATAGCTTTTAATTCCTCTACAGCTTGATTCGGGTACATCATTTCGGCAATTGGCTTAAGGTCATTGTAATCATTCTGCATTGTATCCCCCTTTACACACGAGCCAGCGGCTGAACAGAAATACCTGAGCCAACAAACGCTGCAACCTTTACTGACAGTTCTTTAACAGACTCAGGCCAGTTCAGAGCATCAACATTTAAGACACCTGTCTTATAGACCTGAGCCTGTGTTTTTTTCGCGGTGTCGATTTGTACAGCGGAAACATAAACCGCTTTACCTACGCTCGAACCATCCCATACTACCAGTGCACCTGTTGCATCTTCCTGCATCAGTGGCGTAAATGCAGGAATTACCCCTTTATTAGCTGAAAATATCCCCAGCGTAGTCACCAGTGCTTCAGTGCCAGCCATGAGTTCAGTGTAATGAGTAGCCATTGCTCCCCCTTAGCCAATGCGAACGGTAACAAAACGATTGATGCGGGCCGGTATTGGCTGTGGTGCTGAATGTGTCTGCACATATTCAATAGCCGGATCACCAGGCACAATATAGTTTTTCGGTGCAAGTTCGGCTTTAGTCAGCCCCATTCGGATTAGCTCCGGATCCTGAATACCGCCATAGGCGACAATCCCCTGAAGAGCCGTATTGCCAAGCACCATCAAATCAGGATCAAGGAAATGTTTTTCTGTTCCGTCCTCGTCGGTATAACGCCCGCTGTAAACAACAATCGCAACATCGCCCATATACCCTTTAAAACTCACCGAATCACCAAGGTCTTTAAGGGCCGTTTCCAGTTCGGAATTAGAACCACGACGGGTATCCAGAGCCTCTTTTATCGCTCTGAATGAACGGTATTTCTTCCATACATTACCGCCCATAATGATAATATTAGTGACGCCCTCACTAAATTCTGCGTAGCTCTCAATATCATCATTTGGATCAAAAGTTTCTTTATCCTTACCTGACCACTCAGCACCGCCAGACTGAGTGATGATATTTTGTGGTTTAATATTCCAGTCCAGCTCATAACGTTCAATACCATCGCCCTCAATGATATTTTTCCCCGTTGTGATTGCCTGAACGGCAAGCCATTCAATACGTGCACGAATAGCTTTAGCCTGATTTACAATCGCCTGTTTAACTTTAATATTACGCGCTCCAAAAGCATTGTATTGCTCAGGTGATACACCAACAGGGCGCACAGCTAACTTATTTGGATCAATGCTGCTTTTCGGCTTCATATAGCCTGGACGAATTGTTTTTGATTCGTACCCTTCGTCACGTGAAACTTTACTACCCACCATAGGAGAACAAAACGCTGCAATTGGGATATTTGGATCGTCGATTGTATCAAGAATAATATCGCGCGATTCAAACATTACCGAGCGAGTAAAAAACAAACTGGTAAACAACGCATTTAGTTGTTTTTGTACATCTACAGCATTAACCACCTGTACAAGCTGGGTAGGCGAATATAAATCAACCATACGCATCCTCTTTGCATTCATTAAAAATAATTGTGGATATATGCTATCACCGATATTTGTCATGCGAATACATGCAACCGAGTGCAATGTTGTATAAAGTTTTGGGATAACAACTTCAGCGCGGATAATTAGTGTTAATATCTTCACTCCCTTTGGTCGGGATTTATGTAGCATGCCGGAAAATTTATTTTTTTCCGGCCTTTTTTATTGGCAATATTTAAAACGGAATATCATCTCCCCATTGTTCATTATCTCCCACTGGTGGATGGCTTCCTTGCTGATCTGCCTGTTGTTTTGCTCTGTTCAGTGCGTCAGTAGCCTGACCCTGTTGACCTTTTTTGCCGCCCGGTCGCACCGTTCGCGCACTGATTACGCTGTCTGCGATAACCTGCCAGCCCTGCCGCGTTTCACCGTTCTGTCCAGTCCACTGGCTCACCTGCATATTACCCGCCACGCTCAGGAGTTCGCCTTTGTGATGCTTTGCCAGCGCGTCGGCTTGTCTGCCAAACGCCAGGACAGATAACCACATCGTCGCCTGACCGTCATCCGACTGACTGCAGGGCAGTGATACCGCCATACGCGCCAGCGTCATGGGGGTGCCCTTGCTGGTCTGTTTTGTCTGCGGGTCGTCCACCAACCGCCCGTAAACTGATATTTGCGCCGTCATGCTGCCTGCTCTCCGGACTTAATATTGATTGTTGCCACTTCCTCCGCTTCAGCAATCTCCCGTTCGGTCAGAGTGGCAAAGTTTGCAGCCGCCGTTGTCATGAATGCGCTAATCAGTTCGGGATGTGCTTTCGCGTATCCTTCCCCGGCGTTGCGGTCGATGATTTTTATCGACACCCTTAACCAGTGTTCCGTCAAATCAAGGGCGTGCGATTGTGATTTTTTTGTGTGCTTCGCTGTCATAGGCTTTATCTCACAGCAGTAAATTAAAATTTTTGCGTTTTAACCCTTCACCTGTTCACCTTTTGATATTTTCTCTTTTAATTCATAATGTTAATGGGTGAACAGTTTCACAAAAACTATTCACCAACTGTTCACCACTGTTCACCCTTGAAGCTCAATAAACAATCAAAAAGGTGAACAGTGAATAGTTTGGTGAACAGTTCATAAATAACTGTTCACCCTATAATATACTGATATAAAAGATATTTATGACAGGGTGAACAGTGGTGAACAGTTATTCCATAAGTTTAATTTTTGCTATCGTCATTAGTGACCGATACACATGATGGCATCCAGTCTTCTGATTCCTCCGTCAGTGTCACGTTTGAACGCAAACCGTGCTTCGTTTTCCGTTTCATATACTCCCTGCCATATTCCGCCATTGCCCCCGGCATATCTTTACCGAAGCGCGTCAGTGTTACAGGTTTACCAAACCCATGTGCCCTCATATAAGCCAGATAGGCATGATAGAGATACCTGCGTGGGCTGAATGGCACAATTTCAGCATTACCCACTAACAGGCCATCACACATTACCGATGCCATGAGATAGCCGCAGAAGTCCACCAGCGAATCCCCCTCTCGCTTTATCGCCAGTGCTTCTTCAGATTTCTGCTGCTCATATAACAGGCGTCTGGCTTCGTCCTGATCAGCAAACCGTGTAAGCAGATGGCGAATCACTACCGCCAGCTCACCTTCTATTTTTTCCGCCAGCATCGAATCGCGTTCGTTCTCCGGTACAACTTCCGAAAAATTGAATATCACCCGACGACGTGAGATCCCCCCGCTGCGGTCACTGAATGACATGGCGTTATTGTTAACCGCCAGCACTACTGCCGGAATACGCGTTGAATAGGGGGCTTTGTGTTTCGGGTCAATTGCCACCTTGTCACCGCCTGTAATGGCCTTAATCCCTGCCCCATCACCAGCGTAGCGGGTCATATCCGGCATGATAATCAGCGAAAAGCCAACCACTAACGCACGTTCCCTTGCATCTTCCAGCGCCTTCATGCTTGCTGATACTGTATTCGCCTTACCCGCCAGCATGGTGCAAATCTCCGCCATCACACTTTTACCACTTCCCCCCGGCCCTGTTACCTCAATGAATAACTGCCAGTCGTACCGGTTCGCCAGCACCATGAATAATGCCGCCAGTACGCGATCTGCCTTGCGGTCATTCTCAGCCACCGAACGGCGCAACCACTTCCAGAAATTCGGCGCATGTGTTGCCAGCGTTTCCCCCTCTGCTGGTGGGCTGAAAGGTAATTCACTGGCAATTAACAACCAGTCGTTTTTGTTATGCTCCCGAAAATTACCAGTTCTGGTATCAAATACCCCGTTACTGAATCCAATCAGGTTACGGGCTGTATTCCCCATTACAGGCAAACTTAACTTCATGGTATCTACCGCCGATTTAATGGCGTTCTGCGAATAGCTGATCTCCGCATCAATGAAAATCTGCGCCATAGCACGCTGTAACTCTTTATCCTGAACCGGCTCCCATACAACGCCGTTGTAATGATGAACGGTGTCAGAGTCGGCATTGATTGCCAGTTCGCCGCCGTAATGTGCAAGGAGAACTTCACCGCGCTGGCTGGCCCCCATCTGATTCAACGCCAAAGATGAAGCACGCTCGTCATTTTTGCGCTCTGCCTTCTTCACTGGCAGTTCAATCACCAGACTTTCCCCATGCTCCGCTTCAGCTTTTAGGCCGACAAGGCGCGGAGTCCAGTCTTCAGGCTCTCGATCAACAAAGCTACGGTAACAACGTGCTTCCTTTACGCCTGCAATAGCAAGTAATGTCGCAACCTTCGTCAGACTTTTCTCTGCAATCTTTCCGGCACGATAAACACGCACATAATGACGGCCTTCATCGATAATTTGCATATCATCCAGGTTTTCCAGTTGTTCCGTACCCAGAATGACTGGTGGTGTATCATCTGCTGCAATATGCTTACCTGCCCATTCATTCCATTCTTTTGCATGGCTCCAGGCATCACTGCCAGCAAAAATGATGACTTCCGTCATTTTGTCGCGCGGTTGGTATTTTAAGTTCGGAGCACGTTTCATTTGTTACCTCCGGCAACTAACATTGCCCGAATTTTACGGATATAGCCTGCGGCACGCCTCTGATTATCTGTCTTGCAATTTTTTACCAGAATGAAATCTCTTTCGAACTGCTGACGCGGCATAACACATTCAAAATCATAACCATCACGCAAATAAGAGACACGACGATCATCAACCGAAATAATCTTTACCCGATAGCCATAGCTATCTTTGAAAATATCCCCAAGGCTGATTTTTGAATGAGTTTGACCGCTGGCAATAAAGCCAGAAAATTTATTTTTCATTTTTTATTCTCCGGTATAGCTCTGGTCGTGTATTTTTATAGCTTCATCCAGCTCTTTGATGACAGGATCAAGTAACGTAATTAACGCTCCAGCTAAATTAGCATCCCGTTCATCGTGTTCCGCATTTGTTGTCCCATCAAGCCAGGTTGATAAGATTTCTCGCATATTTTTGCCACAAACGAGCGCGTTTTCAGCATGTGTCAGCACTTTAAAATAAAGATCATTCATGGCACACCTCCTGACGAATACGGGCGGCGAATATCATCACGCAGCCAGTTGGGGATTGCTGGCGGGCTTCCTGTTCGCTGGTGGCCTCGATGGTAATCACGCGCGGTTGTGCCGTACTCAGGGCGATAAAACGCCAGATGAAATTGTTTTCACATTTCTGAATAAACAGCGTGTTTTCTTCCCGCCCTTTCCAGAAAGCCGCAGTATAGCCCATCTCCTTAACCATCTTGCGCGCATCAACCAGCGTGTCAGCGGCTACATGTACCGTAGTTGCTCCATCTGCTATGCGATCGCGATGTAGCGCCAGAAAGATGTATATAAATTTAGGGTGAGTTTGGGTATGCTGTGTTCCAGCCATAGTCGTTACTCCAGTTAACGGTTTGTGGTTAGACGCCCTAGGTGTGTTGCGAGCACCCTAGGGCGTTGTTTATAGGTATAACATCATGTTAATGTGTGTACCTATTCAACACTGATGCTAAGCAATAGGTACACACATGTCAACTACAATTCAAAGAGATAAGCAGCCAAAAGGAGCCGGCAAAGCCCCTGCGTTTCAGATCCGAATCAATCCTGAACTCAAAGAACAGATGGCTGAATCAGCAGCTCAGGAAGGAATGAGCTTGGCCAATTGGATTAAAGAATTAGTTCGTGCTGAGCTTCGCCGTAAAGGTATAGAACCTAAAGGCTAATTTTTTTAATTTTTATTGAATAGGATATTCAAATGACTCCAACTCCTGACGATGCTGTATTCACTGCATCAAACATTATAAATTTCTTCGTGGCACTCGGGACTTGCACAGCAGTGTTAGTTGCATTAATTGCTAAAAAGCAATCATCTTTTGAATCAACATTTTCTCTCATGTTATCTCAACATAACAATGCTCTAAATGATCTTAGAAAAAAATCAAATTACTCAGAGTTAATTAATAAAATGATGAATGGATTGGTTTCTTTAAAAGACACTAATACACTGATGCACAATCATGATGCTGTTTTTGGAAGCTACTTCAGAATATTATATCATCTATTGAAGTTCATTGATGAAAATGCTGGATACCATCCCTTTGATCTAGATCGTAAAAAAACCTATACAAGCCTTGTCCGTGCACATCTAGATAATGAAATAACGTATTTACTTGCAATAAACTGTGCACATGCTAACAGTGAAAATCAATATCATTTTTATAAAACATTGATTGAGCGCTATGCCATGTTAGAACATTTAATCTTGGATAAATCAACGCTATTGGACTATACCCCTCCAGATTTAAATGAATATCAAAAAGATTTGCGCGTAGCAACAATAGTGGTTACCGATGATATAAAAACTATTTTTAACGAGATTGCAACAGTATATTATAAGAGCGCATTTGGAAAAAACCCTGATTTAAAAAATTTCCTGTAAGATATAGGGAGGAATACCTCCCTAACTTACCATTCACCTCTTATCCAAGCTTGAATCTCAGAGAGTCTATAAGCCACCGCCGTAGATCCGATTTTGATTCGCTTGGGGAATTTCCCCTCCTTTTCAAGCTTCCAGCGTGTGCTGTTCGCAAGAGTGGTTAGCTCCCGACATTCTTTCTCACGGATCATTCGGTCAATGTTAGGAATGTACTCCAGCCCCTTTTTATCAACAATTGCCATTTTTTTCATGCTAACCAGCCTTTTGTTTGAGGATTGTCACTTTTGAATCAGCAGCTGCGATGCTATTGAGATATGTAGTCCAGAGTTCCAGAGCATCCAGTTTTTTAGCCATAAACTTACTCCGGTTGTAAACACCTGCCACGCCAGGTAGCGCATGGCCTAACAGTTGTTCTACTACATAAAATTCAACACCGAGATCACTTAGATGAGTAGATAGCGTTCTTCTAAGGTCGTGTAGTGACCATTGTTTTTCATGGCCCAAACGTTTACCGATTTTCCCCCCAATCTTGCTTACGCTTTCTCTAATTCGCAGACTTCCCAGCACATAACCAGTATGTTTTGTCTCTTCGTGAACATCCGTTACCCACTGCCGTAGAATTTCAGGTACTGGCCTGACAATTTCAACACCAGTTTTTGAGTGATCTTTCGGTACAGTCCAAACCCAACTTTCTAGATCCCATTCGCTCCATTCTGATAATCGGGCTTCACTCATTCGACATCCAAATACTGTACAAAGCACAAACATTTTTCGCGTGTATTCAGACATTAGTTTTAAATCAGGCTCGACAAAAATTGCCTTCCAGAGCTGGCCCAGTTCGGCTTCATCCAGAACCCGATCCCGCTTACCTGCAATCTGCCCCACATCACTCATGCGCAAATCCTTTAAAGCATCACACGTCGCGTACTGGCGTACCCGACAAAAACGAAGAGCTAATTTAGTGTCAGAAAAAACATACGCCGCCATAACTGGTGCATTACGTTTAATTCGGTCAAAACAGTCCAGCCATTCATATAGGTGAGTGTCATTTACGGGCAAATGACCGATATAGGGAAAGATATGCTTTCGAAATCTGCCAAGCGTTACAGCATGAGTTTTACGACGCACCTTACAGTAATTTTCATACCAGTAATTTAGTGCATCCTCCACTGTGACCGGCTTTAAGCGTTCTTCAGCCTGAATCTTAATCTGAATACGCGGATCACGTTTGTCAGCCAACCAACCACGGCACTCGTCGCGCTTTTCCCTTGCCTGTTTGAGTGACATATCAGGATATTTACCCAACGTTAGCCAGACCGGAGCAGCCCGGCCACCTGCTAACCTGTAGAAGAAAACAAAGCTCACAGCCCCCTTGGTACTCACACGAATAGAAAGCCCCTTTCCATCAGCAATGGTGATCTGCTTTTCTCTAGGTTTCCCCAGATATCCTTTAAGTGCTTTGTCGCTCAGTTTGTTCTCGCCAGCCATTTTTAGCCCCAAAAAGCAATACAAGCTGCAATACAGAGATGATTGCAACACACAGATAACGAGGAAAATCCAGTGAAAGCGCCAGATAAACTTACTCTTTATTATCAAAAGATTAAGTGTAAAAACCAGCAACTACACGAAAGCCTCAGAAAGCCATGCTAAGTGCTTCGGCTTGACATATCCCGGTGTAAATTCAGAGGTGGAGCCGCCACGGGAGCGGATAACCTCACCGGAAACAATCGGCGAAACGTACAGCGCCATGTTTACCAGTCCCGGAATTTGTGAGAGATAGACTTTCTCCGTGGTGAAGGGATAGCTCTCACGGAAAAAGAGACGCAGAAACAGCGGATCAAACTTAAATTTCTTCTCATTTGCCGCCAGCAGCTGGGCGGTTGTGTACATCGACATAAAAAAATCCCGTAAAAAAAGCCGCACAGGCGGCCTTTAGTGATGAAGGGTAAGGTTAAACGATGCTGATTGCCGTTCCGGCAAACGCGGTCCGTTTTTTCGTCTCGTCGCTGGCAGCCTTCGGCCAGAGCACATCCTCATAACGGAACGTGCCGGACTTGTAGAACGTCAGCGTGGTGCTGGTCTGGTCAGCTGCAACCGCCAGAATGCCAACGGCAGCACCGTCGGTGGTGCCATCCCACGCAACCAGCTTACGGGTGGCGGTGTCCAGCATCAGCGGGGTCATTGCAGGCGCTTTCGCACTCAATCCGCCGGGCGCGGTTGCGGTATGAGCCGGGTCACTGTTGCCCAGCGGCTGGTAATGGGTAAAGGTTTCTTTGCTCGTCATAAACATCCCTTACACTGGTGTGTTCAGCAAATCGTTAACGGCATCAGATGCCGGGTTACCTGCAGCCAGCGGTGCCGGGGCACCCTGCATCAGACGATCCAGCGCAGTGTCACTGCGCGCCTGTGCACTCTGTGGTGCTGCGGCCAGAATGCGGCGGGCCGTTTCCACGGTCATACCGGGGGTTTCAGCCAGCACGCGTGCCTGTTCTTCGCGTCCGTGAGCCTCCTCACAGTTGAGGATCCCCATAATGCGGCTGTTTTCTGCCGCAACCGCTGCGGTGATCTGCGCGTTCACGTCCGGCTGCGCCGCGCTGGCGTTTTCGCCCTCCGTCGCTGGCACCACGTCAGTAACGTCAGCCTGCGAAGCAGTGGCTGAAACAGTTGTTGATTGAGTCTCTTTGGTCATTCGCCCTCCTGAGAGACGGGATTTACGTGCATCCAGTGCATCACGCATGACGGTGATCGCATCGGTGCTGTTAACAAGTTCATCAGCCAGTCCGGCATCAATGGCCTCCTGACCGCTGTACACTGCAGCCTCGGTATCCAGCACAGCCTGCACGGACAGGCCGGTATATGCCGACACCTTCTGCGCAAATATCCGACGGGTTGCATCCATCCGGGACTGCAGTGTCTCCCGGACGTCATCCGGAAGATGGCTGTAGGGGTTGCCATCCACCTTATGGCTGCCGCTGTAAATCAGCGTGATTTCCACGCCCTGTTTCTCCAGCGCAGCACCGTAATTACTGTGAGCCATCATGACGCCGATGGAGCCTGTCCGGGCGGTCTGCGTGACCAGACGCCGGGAAGCGGCGCTGGCAAGCAGCTGACCTGCACTGCAGTTCATGTCGTTGGCCAGCGCCCATACCGGTTTTATGTCACGCACACGGGCGATGATGTCAGCGCAGTCAAATGCCCCCGCCACCATCCCGCCGGGCGTGTCCATATCGAGCAGAATGCCGTCCACCATCGGATCGCTGGCAGCCTGTTGCAGACGGGCGATAATGCCGTTGTAACCGGTCATTCCCGAATACGGCTGCAGCGCCCGCGTCCGGCTGACCAGCGTGCCGGACACCGGCAGCACGGCGATGCCGTTCATGACCTGATAACTGCGGGCCTGTCGTGGTCCGTCATCATTAACGGATAACGCCAGCGCCGCGGGTGCCTCTCCGGCAGTCAGGCTGTCGCCGGATACTGCATCCGTCAGGCGGCTGATCCCAAGCTGGCCTGCAAGCGCACAAAAGAAAACCCGCGCATAGGCGGGTTCAAGCATCAGCGGCTCATTAAAAGCCATGCTGGCAATATGCGGGAGATTACGCAGCTCTGCTGTCACTCTTCTCCTCCTCTGTTGATTGTCGCAGTCCGGATTCAAATGCCGCAGCCGCCCAGGCGGGCGGTTTAAGACCGGCTGCACGGCGCTCCATCGTTTCACGGACCTGCTGGGCAAAAATTTCCTGATAGTCGTCACCGCGTTTTGCGCACTCTTTCTCGTAGGTACTCAGTCCGGCTTCTATCAGCATCACCGCTTCCTGTACTTCTTTCAGACCATCGATGGCCATACGACCGGAGCCTATCCAGTCACAGTTCCCCCAGGCGCTGCGGGCTTCCTGAAAGCTGAAACGCGCTTTTGAAGGTAACGTCACCACGCGGCGAACGATGGCCTCTTCCAGCCAGCACAGAAACATCTGGCTCGCCTGACGGGATGCGACGAATTTTCGCCGCCCCATAAAGTACGCCCACGACTCGTTCGCACTGGCCCGTGCCGTGGAGTAGCTCATCTGGGCGTAATTCCGGGAAAGCTGCTCATACGAGACACCCAGCCCGGCAGCGATATACCGCAACAGTGACTGCTCAAACACGGAGTAGCCGTTATCCGTGTCCTGAGCCGTCTGCAGGTTCAGTGAGTCCCCCGGCATCAGGTGCGGCACTTTTGCGCCTCCCAGCCGGACCGGTGCTGCGGCGTAATACGCGGCAATTTCACCAATCCAGCCCGTCAGCCTTTCCCGCTGCTCCTGACTGTTCGCACCCAGAATAAAATCCATCGCTGACTGCGTATCCAGCTCACTCTCAATGGTGGCGGCATACATCGCCTTCACAATGGCGCTCTGCAGCTGCGTGTTCTGCAGCGTGTCGAGCATCTTCATCTGCTCCATCACGCTGTAAAACACATTTGCACCGCGAGTCTGCCCGTCCTCCACGGGTTCAAAAACGTGAATGAACGAGGCGCGCCCGCCGGGTAACTCACGGGGCATCCATGTCCATTTCTGCGGCATCCAGCCAGGATACCCGTCCTCGCTGACGTAATATCCCAGCGCCGCACCGCTGTCATTAATCTGCACACCGGCACGACAGTTCCGGCTGTCACCGGTATTGTTCGGATTGCTGATGCGCTTCGGGCTGACCATCCGGAACTGTGTCCGGAAAAGCCGCGATGAACTGGTATCCCAGGTGGCCTGAACGAACAGTTCACCGTTAAAGGCGTGCATGGCCACACCTTCCCGAATCATCATGGTAAACGTGCGTTTTCGCTCAACGTCAATGCAGCAGCAGTCATCCTCGGCAAACTCTTTCCATGCCGCTTCAACCTCGCGGGAAAAGGCACGGGCTTCTTCCTCCCCGATGCCCAGATAACGCCAGCTTGGGCGATGACTGAGACGGAAAAAAGACCCGACGATATGATCCTGATGCAGCTGGATGGCGTTGGCGGCATAGCCGTTATTGCGTACCAGATCGTCTGCGCGGGCATTGCCACGGGTAAAGTTGGGCAGCAGGGCTGCATCCACACTTTCACTCGGTGGGTTCCACGCCCGCAACTGCCCACCAAATCCGCTGCCACCGCCGTGATAACCGGCATATTCACGCAGCGATGTCATGCCGTCCGGCCCCAGAAGGGTGGGAATGGTGGGCGTTTTCATACATAAAATCCTGCAGGTCCCCTGCGTCGCTGTGTCATGCCGGTCTGCACTTCCAGCTCTGCAATATATTTTTTCAGGTCAGACACGGAAGTGGCCGTAAACTCCACCCTTCGTCCGTCTTTCTGTACTGTTGCCACCCGTTTACCTGTCATCAGGTCATGCAGTGCCGCACGGGCAGCGGCAAGTTCTTCCTGTCGCGTCATTCATCCTCTCCGGATAAGGCACGGGCGTAATCTGCCAGTGTTTTCTTGTTGGTTGCTGCACCATCCTCTTCCTGCAGGCTCGCCAGCAGCGCACTGAGATCCAGCTGCCAGCGGGAAATACTGATGCGCAGCGCCGCCAGCGCATAAACGAAGCAGTCGAGTGCCTCATTGCGCCGCTTTTTGCTGTCCCACAGTATTTTTTTCCTGCCATCCACCCATTTTTCGACCTGCTCTTCAGCAGTCAGCTGCTGCGCTTCGGTCAGATCAAAAATATCCGGGTTATTCGGGAAGTGAACGGCACCGGGAAGCGGTTCATCCCCTTCCGGCGTCAGTGTGAAGCGGTTATAAATCTGCTCTTTCGCGGTATCCGTACCAATTTCGGTAAGGTAAACCCCGTTTTTGTTTCGCTTACGTGGCATGATGGCCACCGGCTTTCCGTAGACGGATGCCCCTTTAATGGGGATCACCCGGAACAACCCATGTTTTTTCGAGCGTTCATACACAATGGTCGGGTCAATCCCGCCAGTATCCCAGCAGATACGGGATACCGACATTTCTGCACCATTCCGGCGGGTATAGGTTTTATTGATGGCCTCATCCACACGCAGCAGCGTCTGTTCATCGTCGTGGCGGCCCATAATAATCTGCCGGTCAATCAGCCAGCTTTCCTCACCCGGCCCCCATCCCCATACGCGCATTTCGTAGCGGTCCAGCTGGGAGTCGATACCGGCGGTCAGGTAAGCCACACGGTCAGGAACGGGCGCTGAATAATGCTCTTTCCGCTCTGCCATCACTTCAGCATCCGGACGTTCGCCAATTTTCGCCTCCCACGTCTCACCGAGCGTGGTGTTTACGAAGGTTTTACGTTTTCCCGTATCCCCTTTCGTCTTCATCCAGTCTTTGACAATCTGAACCCAGGTGGTGAACGGGCTGTACGCCGTCCAGATGTGAAAGGTCACACTGTCCGGTGGCTCAATCTCTTCACCGGATGACGAAAACCAGAGAATGCCATCACGGGTCCAGATCCCGGTCTTTTCGCAGATATAACGGGCATCAGTAAAGTCCAGCTCCTGCTGACGGATGACGCAGGCATTATGCTCGCAGAGATAAAACACGCTGGAGGGATCATCCGGCGTCCATTTGAGGCCAAACGGCGTCTCTTTATCGCCAAATTTAAGGTACTGCTCCTCCCCACAGTGCGGGCAGGCAACATGAAAACGCATAAAATGCGGGGATTCACTGGCTGCACGCTCAATCTGGCAGGTGCCTCTCACTTTGGGCGTGGAGCCACGGATGGACTTTGGCCAGACCGAGCCTTCAATACGCTTATCGCCCAGGAACGTCGGAGAGCCTTCCTGTTCAATATCCTCATCAAAGGCAGCAAGTTCATCATAACCCGCCACATCCACTGACTTTTCACGGTAGTTTTTTGCCGCTTTACCGCCCAGGCACCAGAAGCCACGCCCATTGGTGAAACGCTTCATGGTGAGCGTGTTATCCCGGTGCTTTTTGCCATACCACGGGGCCAGCGCCAGCAGCGACGGAATATCACGAATAGTCGGCTCAACGTGGGTTTTCATAAAGTTCTCGGCATCACCATCCGTCGGCAACCAGATAAGGGTGTTGCGCTGCTTGTGCTCTATAAAGTAGGCATAAACACCCAGCAGCATTTTGGAATAACCGACACGGGCAGACTTCACCACATTCACCTCACGGATGTAGTCGCTGCCCATCGCATTCATGATGGCCCGCTGAAAGGGCAGTGTTTCCCAGCGCCCTTCCTGGTATGCGGATTCTTTCGGGAGATAGTAATTAGCATCCGCCCATTCAACGGCGGTCTGTGGCTCCGGCCTGAACAGTGAGCGAAGCCCGGCGCGGACAAAATGCCGCAGCCTGTTAACCTGACTGTTCGATATATTCACTCAGCAACCCCGGTATCAGTTCATCCAGCGCGGCTGCTTTGTTCATGGCTTTGATGATATCCCGTTTCAGGAAATCAACATGTCGGTTTTCCAGTTCCGGAAAACGCCGCTGCACCGACAGGGGGATCCCGTCGAGAATACTGGCAATTTCACCTGCGATCCGCGACAGCACGAAAGTACAGAATGCGGTTTCCACTACTTCAGCGGAGTCTCTGGCATTTTTCAGCTCCTGTGCGTCGGCCTGCGCACGCGTAAGTCGATGGCGTTCGTACTCAATAGTCCCAGGCTGGAGATCTGCCTCGCTGGCAGCCCTGTAATCCTCAACCTCTTTACGGAGTTTTTCATTTTCGATATCAGCTTCCCTCTGCGCATACCACTGAATTGCCATGGCGGTATCAAATACAGATTCAACGCCCTTACTACCTCCGGAGACGCAAGGGAGTCCCTGAGACTGCCAGCGTTCAATCGTTCGCGGATCCACGTTGAAAATTTCGGCAAGTTTCTTTTTATTAACCTTCATGAAACAGTCTCACAATAAATACAGGGTCCGACATGAAAGTGCCCGAAAATGACTTTTTTAGGCGTTTTCATGTCGGACCTTTTACGGATTCGATATTAGAAAAAACAAATAGTTATGTTCGAGAAGTACCGACATGATTTTCCCCGGAAAAATTTCATAAATAGCGAAAACCCGCGAGGTCGCCGCCCCGTAACCTGTTGGATCGACGGAAAGGACCCGAAAACGAGAATAATTATCACTTACAGCAAGAATCGAATCTGATCTATTATGGTGCTTGCTATTATGTGCCGGCACAAGTGCGTCGTTTACCGTCATTTCACACAGAGGCATCATCAAATGAAAATCAGAAATATTCTCGCTATCTCCCTTGCGACATCATCCTTCAGTTGCCTGGCATTTAAATCCTCGCCCAATGTGCTACCAGGACCAACGAATCAACTAACTGCGGTAGAAAGTAAAATTATCGGACATTTTTATGCCCCACACAGTACATTACCCGGAACAACCATCACAGGGACATGTGACGCCTCCCCCGTCCCGGGATGCACCTGCCCGTTTTGTACTATGCTGCGTAGCCAAAACCGATAACATCCGCATTTACCTGGTATTCCATGATGAGTTCACGCAGCGACTGATAGAGGAAGGAAAGATGGTTAGTAAAAGCAAGGCACATTGCCGCCGCATGCTGCAGGCATTGCAACAGACGAGAGCAGGTATTTTTGACCAGTTGGAAAACTGCCAGCATACTTTGCCCGAGTATATCGCCATCTCATCGGAAACCAGTGCAACTCTTATTCATCGGGTTCCACCAGAGAAAAAGAAGAAATGAACAGTGAGGCGTTGTGTGGCATACAACGCCTTCTTCCATCATTCCTCGTCAGCCATGACAAAAATATAACCGCTGGCTCTTTCATTTTTCTCCTGCTTCCAGCCCCTCTCTATCTGGAAGCATCAAGGACGTGACGGCGTAAAGATAAATTGTCTCTTCACTCCCTGACAGGGGCGATTCTTTTCAAATCGCCATTTCGCCATGGCCTTCACCACTTCATCACGAAACAAATTATGAGGCTCTGAGCGGAGAAAAACGATCCGTGTCACAGTCCCATCAGCACCAATATCGAACTTAACCTCAACCAGCCCCTTGATATAATTTGCTGCAGCATATTCCGGATATCGTGGATACACCGTCACTAATTGCCGGGGCTCATCAGCTTTTTGCTGCGAGCATCCCACTGCCAGGACAGATAACAGAAAAAGTAGTAAAAGGCGTCTTTTCATTTTTATTCCTACGGGTCTTATTCTGACAATATATCCTGTGTTCCAGACTGCCACATCACCACATCCTGTGCCATTATCTGACTCACATTACATACATCGCATCGGGATACAGTAGTAGCACTTTCTGTAATACAGCTTCCTGTTTCTTCCACCATCGCACCGGGATAAACCCGCGAATCATTAACGCGGTAAAAACCCGGTGTGCATCGTTTTTAATTATTCCCGCACACTCACGCAGAAGGAATTCCCCGTCGGGCTACGGTCATGGTTAATGCGGGAATACGGCGACGATACAGCGCAGCTAAAAGGGTAATGGACGGATAGACCGGTTTATTTCATTCCACAGGATTCTGAGTGTCCCCAACTTCCTCCAATAGTCTGAGCCCACCTGTGTAGTTTTAATTTTCATCAATCCATTTAACTATCGTTTAATTGTTGTCACATAGGATTCTGCCGTTTTTAACAATGCAGGATAATAAGATGAAAAAAATGTTGTTTTCTGCCGCTCTGGCAATGCTTATTACAGGATGTGCTCAACAGACGTTTACTGTTGGAAACAAACCTACAGCAGTAACACCAAAGGAAACCATCACCCATCATTTCTTCGTTTCGGGAATTGGGCAGAAGAAAACTGTCGATGCAGCAAAAATTTGTGGTGGTGCAGAAAATGTTGTTAAAACAGAAACCCAGCAAACATTCGTAAATGGATTGCTCGGTTTTATTACTTTAGGCATTTATACTCCGCTGGAAGCGCGTGTGTATTGCTCACAATAATTGCATGAGTTGCCCATCGATATGGGCAGCTCTATCTGCACTGCTCATTAATATACTTCTGGGTTCCTTCCAGTTGTTTTTGCATAGTGATCAGCCTCTCTCTGAGGGTGAAATAATCCCGTTCAGCGGTGTCTGCCAGTCGGGGGGAGGCTGCATTATCCACGCCGGAGGCGGTGGTGGCTTCACGCACTGACTGACAGACTGCTTTGATGTGCAACCGACGACGACCAGCGGCAACATCATCACGCAGAGCATCATTTTCAGCTTTCGCATCAGCTAACTCCTTCGTGTATTTTGCATCGAGCGCAGCAACATCACGCTGACGCATCTGCATGTCAGTAATTGCCGCGTTCGCCAGCTTCAGTTCTCTGGCATTTTTGTCGCGCTGGGCTTTGTAGGTAATGGCGTTATTACGGTAATGATTAACAGCCCATGACAGGCAGACGATGATGCAGATAACCAGAGCGGAGATAATCGCGGTTACTCTGTTCATTGCTGACCCCACAAACAGATTTCACGCTCAATCTCACGACGAGTCATGAGACCTTTCCATTGCTTACCGCCAGCATATGTCCAGCGACGTAGCTGATCACATGAGCCTTTGATATCGCCCTGGTTTATTTTGCGAAGAAGCGTCGATGTTCTGAAATTACCAGCACCCACGTTGTAAACGAATGAGTAAAGAGCGCCGCGCGTTGTTTCCGGTATATCGACTGTGATGTACGGGTTAATTTGTCTGGCGACAGTGGCAAGGTCTTTATTCAGGAGTGCTTTGCATTCTGCTTTGGTATACGTTTTACCGAGCATGATGTCTTTTCCTGTATGCCCGTGACATACAGTCCATACACCAACAATATCTTTGTATGGTATGTAGCTGACACCTTCCAGACCATCGTTACCACTTGGGCCAGTGATTAACACTGATGCTATAGCAATTGCTCCGCCACCAATAGCAGCAGCAACGGCTTTTCGTAATGATGGAGGCATTATTCACCTCTCGCAGCCTTGCGCTTATCTTCTTTAATCTTGAAATAAAGGTTTGTCAGGTACGTCAGCAGGCCAAATACCAGGCTACCCAGCACACCTATTGCCGCCCACTGTGAGGGCGTGACTTTATCGAGCAACTGTAAAAACCAGTACCCGGCACTACCTGCTGAGGTACCATAGGCGACACCCGTTGTTAACTTATCCATGGATTTCATAACCCCACCTCGCAGACAAAGCGGGTGTAAATTAAGGGGATACTACGTATCGCAATAAAGGCAGAAACGTAACAGATTCGGAGTCAGTGAATAACTCAGGTATTGGGTTATCAGCTAATATCGAGACTCAAAAAATGGAAAAACCCGCTCGACGGCGGGTTTAAGCTGTGTGACGAAGTAACCACTCTTAACAGCATAACCAATTTTTTACGTACGTAAACTACTAAATGATATTTGTGAGAATGCCACCGAGTGTTCAAAACACCACCACAAATGCATAAGAAAACTTCAACAAATAACCAGTTAATAATTTCCGATGTTATTTTTAGTTTGTTTAAATTAAGCTAAAGAATTATAGAGCACTTATAAATAAGTGCCATTAATATAAATTAGCTAATAGATTTATTTTTGTTCAGACAAGAGCCATGAATAGGATTAGATAGAAAAGGTTCCGATAAAAATAGAGATCTACTTCACAAATTAAATGAGAAACTAAAACTTACATCTTGAAATAATCACATTGATTAGATGAATATTTATCGCGCAGTGACATCATTTTTTAATAATAGTTCAAAAAAAGGGCGTACAATGAAAAAATTAACAGTGGCAATTTCTGCTGTAGCTGCATCAGTACTGATGGCGATGTCTGCTCAGGCAGCTGAAATTTATAATAAAGACAGTAACAAGCTGGATCTATACGGGAAAGTTAATGCCAAGCACTACTTCTCCTCTAATGATGCAGATGATGGTGATACTACTTATGCCCGTCTTGGCTTCAAAGGTGAAACCCAAATCAACGATCAACTGACTGGTTTCGGTCAGTGGGAATATGAATTCAAAGGCAACCGTGCTGAATCTCAAGGTTCTTCCAAAGACAAAACCCGTCTTGCATTTGCAGGCCTGAAATTTGGTGATTACGGCTCAATCGATTACGGCCGTAACTACGGTGTAGCATACGACATCGGTGCGTGGACTGACGTTCTGCCAGAATTCGGTGGTGATACCTGGACCCAAACAGATGTGTTCATGACTGGTCGCACTACTGGTGTTGCAACTTATCGTAACAACGACTTCTTTGGTCTGGTCGATGGCCTGAACTTTGCTGCTCAGTATCAGGGTAAAAATGACCGCACTGACGTAACTGAAGCCAATGGTGATGGTTTCGGTTTCTCCACTACTTATGAGTATGAAGGATTCGGCGTGGGTGCAACCTATGCTAAATCAGATCGCACTGACGGTCAGGTCGCCTATGGTAAGAGCAAATTCAATGCCTCCGGCAAAAATGCGGAAGTATGGGCTGCAGGCCTGAAATATGATGCGAACAATATCTATCTGGCTACCACATATTCTGAAACTCAGAATATGACCGTTTTTGGTAATAACCATATTGCAAACAAAGCACAAAACTTTGAAGCAGTAGCACAATATCAGTTTGACTTCGGTCTGCGTCCATCTGTTGCTTACCTTCAGTCAAAAGGTAAAGACCTTGGTGTTCATGGTGACCGAGACTTAGTCAAGTATGTCGATGTCGGTGCTACTTACTACTTTAATAAAAACATGTCCACTTTTGTTGATTACAAAATCAACTTAATTGACGATAGTAAGTTTACCAAAACAGCTGGTATTGATACCGACGACATCGTCGCTGTAGGTCTGGTTTATCAGTTCTAATCTGACTTACGAAAAAGATATGTTGCGGGAGGCTTTGCCTCCGCAACATATAAGTGGAGCCCTCAAGCCACTTCCTTTAGAAGCACTACCTTGCTTCTTACTATATAAACCTTCTGTTATATATTACCCTTTATTTTGGGGGCGTTTCCACGCCCCATTTTTAATAACTTTTAGTAAACAATTGCATATCAATTAGAATTATTAGCAACGATATCCATATCTAACCGGATATCTAATGCCATTAACATCCCTTCAATTATGCCCTCAGCCTTCTGTAACCTTTTCCCGATATAACCATCCGAGCAGCAATGCTTACTTGCCAGTGACATGAATGTCATACCACATACATAATAATCTACTAATAAATCGTGTAAATCGCTGTTGTTCTTTTTCAGACGGGCCATGCACCCGCAAATGATCATCGCGTCATCGTCACAACATTGCGGGCGAGATTTTACTTTTGAAGGAATTAATCCCTTAAAACCGGCGGCAATGGACGACCCGGTCACATCTTCATGATTATTAGCCGCCCACGCACCCCAACGCTCAAGAACCATCTGAATATCACGCATCAACTTACTCCACAAAAATCAGACCAGAACGCCAATTACAAGCAAAAATCAACAAAACAGTATTAGTTGATTGTTATCTCTGACTTCATACTCCTGTTCCTGTCAGGGTTTTGGCGTAATTCTTCAGTATTCGGTAATCGGTCAAAACAGAACCGGGGAAACGATATAAGCGCAGACGCCCCCAGCGGTGGCGAAGAAGTTCTGCCATATTAAACTCAAACATCATTCATTCCCCATTTCGGTGATGGTCAGTTCCAGCCTCCCACCTTTGGTAACAGGCATCTTCACAACGCGGTAATCAACGACCTGAGCATCATCCAGCCAGAAACCTGCTTTAGTGAGTGCGTCAAAAGCGGCTTTTTGCAGATTATCCAGGTCACGGCGACGGCGATCCGGCATGTGGCACTCAATGCGGATTTTCACAGGCATAGCCAGGCCGATATCCAGCATTGCGTTTTTAATGATTCGGGCGACGTTATCGCGGTATGCCTGCCCCTCTGCGCTGACGTGCGTGCGCCCGCGATTATGGCGGTAATAGCGATTATTGCTCGGAGGCCAGGGTAATGTGATGCTGTAGGTATTCACGCCTTAATAACCCCCTCTTTCAGCCACATAACCTGTGTTCTCGCCATACCTTCCAGCGCGCATTCTTTTGCATATGCAGCATCGACAAAATGTGTGCGGCGGTCGATTTCGTCGTGGCAGGCAGAACATGCAATGGTGGCAATCAGGTCTGGCGGTTTGGTACCGGTGCCGCACAATCCAGTCAGCCGGATATGTGCCAGTACAGACGTTTCAGGGTTGCCATTACATACGCCAGGGATTCTTACCTGGCATTCCCGACCACGCGCTGCTTTTCTCAAATCAGCCATGACTCCTCCTTGCTGCCAGTCGCAACCATTTTTTATCAACCAGGCTGGCGGTATATCCGAGCAGTGTTGGTATTTCGGATGGCTTCAGCTCAGGCTTACGCTTACGACGATTTGATACTCTGTAGATGTGTCCGTTCATGACACGAATAAGCGGTGTAGCCATTACGCCTCCTGCTTGTCGCGGAGCAGCTGGAACTCGCAGCTCTGCGGAATAGTCAGGTGGCAGCCAATATTCACCGCCCAGGCTTCAACCTTACACAGGAAGACATACATCTCTCCGGTATCAAGATCGGAGGTATGGCGTAACGACTGGATAGTGGTGATATCACCGGTTACGACATCAACCAGGTCTTTGGTTTCATAACCGAGATATGTGTGTTTGAGAGCATCTTTTACCCAAGCTGGAGTGGCGAACGTTTTACCCCTGCTGATGAGGTATTCACTGATTTCGCTGTACCACATGTGGCTGAGTGCATTCTGGGAAAGACTGCGTCTCTCGCGCCACGGTTTAAGCACCATGCGAAAGCATTTGCCGTCTTCCAGATAAGTCTGGATCTGCTGACCGACAGCGGTGAAGTTACCGCGATGTAATTTGATGCCATCTTGTGGGAGGTTCACGCTTCACCTCCGCAGAGATCAAACGCTGGATGCAAGACATCGCAGGTGCATTTCTGCATCTGTGACAAGGTGATGAGTTCAGATTGTGGTCGCATTTAAGTCCCCTTAAATGCGCAGAAGTCACCGGAGTTGTTCAGGCTCCGATGAGAGGATTATGGCGGATTGATTACGATAAATCAAAACTATCTTGAAGCCAAAACAGTGATCTTCGCTTTAAAAACCTTGTATACTTTCACCTAATCACAGCCAGAACTATGGATCTAACCAATGACCAACAAAGAAAACAAAGATAAATATATTAACAAGTTCAAGAAAGAGCTTTCAAAATATATACAACCAACTGCTGGAGTGGACATTCAATTATTTAACTCTAAGGATGGTGGTGGTGTAATTAAAGCCACTTTGAATAGAAGTGGAAAAAGAAAATCATCTATTGCAGGTAATTTTACTAAATTAGGTGAGGCAATTACCTCGAGTGGGCAGAGGGTTTTTGGTGGTGATCTATCAAATGTAAATTTTTACGGAACAAATACGATTTTTGATGGAGATACAATATTTTTAATTAAATCACCTGATTCAGAGGAGTGGTCATCACAAAAAGCTTCCAAAGACGTAGAGGGAATCGTATTTGGAGGGAAAAAATGATTAACATTACTACTAAGGATGGCACTCAAGTCAGTGGTGAAGTAAGAGATCTAGTAATTCTTCTTGAAACTGATGGAAAAACGGTGTCTGATTATTTGCAGCCAATCCCTCCCAAAAAAGATACACACTGGAGCATGATTTTCATTCCGGTAGCAATTTATATACTACTTAATCTTGTATACATTATTGCTCACCCATTATTTCCTGAAAAATATCTAAAAACATCAACATCTATATTTCTATTCATTTCCTTCATATTAAGTGCAATAGTAGCATATTTTGTTTTCCATAAGCATAAATCTGCCACTCTATCCATATGCAGCTTAGTGTTCTTAGTGTTAATTGTAGGTGCTAACGTAGGGTTTATCAGTTACAGCGACCTAACACAAAAAGCGACGCAAAAATTAGATAGTTTGTCTAAATAATTATGTTGCCATGCGAAGTATGCATGGCTGCATGTCTGCCTTCCATTTAAAATGGGCTAAGACCTATAACCCTAAATATTATTCTTTATTATCTTCTTTACCACTTCGCACCATCCCGTTCGACTTGTTGCGGTTGTACTTCGCCTGAAGCAGCTGGATTGGCGTCGGGCCATGCTCGGCAGCCGGTGCTGCAATCGCCCGGCGCACAGGCGGTACTGGTTTGCCCTCGGTGACGCGCCTCTCCCACATGTCCAGCAGATCGCCGGCTTCACGCGCCAGCTCACCATGCGTTAACTGGCGCTCTGTGCTGCGGTGGCGCAGTTCGACGCAGATGTGGTACATGACAGGCTGTGACCACGGGAAATGCTCGCTGGAAGTGAATTCGAAGGAACGATTACGCCAATCCCAGTATTCGGTTATGACTTGGTCAACAGTGATACCTAACGCCCCGCCACTCTGCTTACACCACGCTACGAACTGGCCGGGCGACGGCAGGAATGGTCGCTCCTGTCGGCGGGCCACGCGCATTCCGGCGTTAACCTGCTCCATAGTGGTAATTCCATTTTCACGGAAAGCCATAACCCACTGACGGCGGATTTCGTTCAGCTCGTTCTGGTCGCGGTTCGCGAGGCTTGCCGGAAATGTCGCAAGCAGCTGGCTGAACACACCGTTGATGATCTGCGCCACCTGCTGCACCTGCGGCTTTTCGTCGTATTGTTCCGGCATGTTGTTGGCGATTCGACGCATCTGCTCACGGTCAAAGTTAATCATCTGCGCGGCAATATTTTTCATAGCTCCACCCCGTAAATCCAGTCAGTGTTTGTCAGGTCGAGTTTTGGTTTGCTGGCAGTCACACCAGCCTGTTGCTTGTTGCGGTTAATTTCGAGCTGAGTCCACTTGTCGCGGAGTTTTGCTGGACTCAGCACGTTACCGGACCAGAAGTTGTCCTGGCAGGCCCAGCGGAACAGAACGCACATGTCGCGATGGTTACGCCCGTCACGCTCACGCATCAGGCGGATGTCGTTGGCCCACCCTGCAAAATTCGGTTTTCTGGCTGATGGCGCGATGGTCTTCACCATGTCAAACATCCACTCTGCGGCGGTCAGGTCTTCTGCTGTCCCCCACTTGCTGCCGCTCTGAATTGCAGCATCCGGTTTCACCACAGGAAGATCGTTTTCTGGCTGGTCAGAGGATTCGCCAGAATTCTCGGACGAAAAAGGTTTTATATTGTCTTTTGTTAGTTTGTCTTTTGTGTTTACCTGATTCGGGTAAACGTCTTTACCTGATTTGGGTAAACTTTTCTTACCTGATTCAGGTAAATTTACCTCTTTCAGGTAAACTTTATTTTTCTTACCTGATTCGGGTAATGTTGACCATTCACTGACCACATTATTAATGCCGATATTCCGCCCGCTCTGAATAAAAATCCCACGCTTTACCAGAACACTTTTTGCAGCAGAACACTTGTGCGGCAATATCCCGGTCAACTCGGAAAGTTGCTCGTTGCTCACCCAATCCAGTTTTTTATTAAAGCCATATGTTTTGCGCATGACAGCCAGGAAGACCAGAAGCTGGTGCTGTGTTAATCCGGCCAGCATCACAGCTTCCAGCAACTCATTTGCAATGCGCGTATAACCATCATCGAGATCTGCCACGCGCGGCTCCTTTTGTGCCACATCCGGCACTGGAAAATTGAATATCTCAGCAGTGTTTGCCATAATTCCTCCCGCAATGAGTGTGTTACGATTTGCACCTGAAAGTCGGTTCTGTTCGCGCAGACCGGCTTTCGCCATTTCTGAACCTGTCATATTGCCCCCAGCATGGTGGTGACCATCGCCATCAATGGACCAGCCAGATCCGGGTCCACACGAAACATCGACACAATGCCTTCACTCATCTCCTTCAGTTTCTGGTGGCGTGGTGCGTTGAGAATGACAGCCTGTTTTGCCTCACTGAGTTCCTTTTCCATTTCAGCCAGCCGAGCCATGTAGCTATCCTGCTCAACCAGGTGGCCGCGATATTCCAGCGGTAGTACCGCCAGAATTGCCGGGGTCAGTTCACGCACGTTATTTCGGTATTTTTCAGAATCGAATTTGTTATCGAGAAAGCGGAACAGCTTCTGGCGTGCACGGCTGACATCATCAGGGAAATCGATGGTGCCGCCGCCCTGCTCCCGATACTCATTCACAATGAGTGCGGCAACAACATCCTGATTATCTGCAGCCGACCAGGCGCGAACGGCATCACGGATTTTTTCGTGGCCTGGCGCCTGTTTTGTTTGAGAACGATTTATCACCGCAGTCGGGCTAAATCCGCTAGTCTGTTGGTATGTAAGTGGTTGCATAGTCATTGCCTTATCAGTTAACGCCGCAGTTTAGGCGGCAGAATTACTCGCGTTAAACAATGGTGCGAGGTCGGGACGAATATCTGCTGGTTTAATCTTTCCACCAGTGGCTGAGACAATTTTCATTACATAGCGGGCATCAATTCCGCCACCGTGTAGCCAACGCCAAACTGTGGGTTGGGCTACACCGCATAGATCTGCCAGTCGTTTTTGACTACCTGTAATACTGATTGCGAGTTGAATGGTTTGATTTGTCATTATCAATTCCTATTGGTATTGCAATGAATAAATAATAGCAATGCGTATTAATCCAAGCAATAGCAAAACGTGTTTTGACCATCAATACGCAAGCGTATAAATTAAAACTTATGAAAAAAGAAACTCTTGCTGATCGCTTAAACCTAGCGATGGAACAATCTGGAATGTCTCAAGGCGCTCTTGCAAAGGCGTCTGGCGTAGCTCAACCCACAATCTGGAGACTGACAAGCGGCAACGCGCGCGGCTCAACAAAAATTGTTGAAATAGCTAATGCATTGGGTGTTCGAACAGAATGGCTCTCATCAGGCATAGGCCCGATGAGAAATGACGGTCAACAATCAGGGAAGCCTGCTGTCAGCTATTCCAAATACTTTAAAATTGACGTTCTTGATATAGAAGTGAGTGCCGGGCCGGGAGTCATCAACCGTGAGTTTGTAGAAGTTCTACGCTCGGTTGAGTACTCGTTTGACGATGCTCGTCACATGTTCGATGGTAGGAAGGCAGAAAATATCCGCATCATTAACGTACGCGGTGACAGCATGTCAGGAACGATTGAACCTGGTGATCTTCTATTCGTTGATATCACGGTTAAATCTTTCGACGGTGATGGTATCTATGCGTTTCTGTACGACGACACAGCCCATGTAAAGCGCCTGCAAATGATGAAGGATAAGCTGCTGGTTATCTCTGATAACAAAAGCTACTCACCGTGGGACCCGATCGAGAAAGATGAGATGAACCGGGTATTTATCTTCGGGAAAGTTATTGGGAGCATGCCGCAGACGTATAGGAAGCATGGATAGTACCAATTAAAAATTATCAACCGGGCATTGTGCTCATTCAGTAAAACAACTTAATTATTCATTTTAGAATGGAGAACTTAATGGATACTTTAAAATATGAGAAATTCTCTGATTTTGATCACAATGACCCATTTTTTGACTCTTTAAAAAAAGATTATAAAGAGTTTCCTCTTTGGTTAGAAAAAAAAGCCAGAGAAGGAGAATCAGCTTATGTGCTCTATGATGACAAGCATAAAATCGAAGGTTTTATGTATCTAAAAGAAAATGATGATGCAAATGACATTAATCCAGCGCTCCCACCAGGACGTCATCTAAAGATAGGAACATTCAAATTTGAATCTAAAGGCACCCTTCGCGGACAACGATTTCTAAAAAAAGCGTTTGACCATGCATTTTCATCAAAATCTGATGATATTTATGTTACTGTTTTCGACAAACACGTCCATCTAATAAAACTTTTCCAAACGTACGGATTTTACATTCATGGTGAAAAAGAAACACATAACGGGAAAGAGTTTGTATATGCGAGGTCTTTGCATGAGCCTTATGGTGATATTTTATTAGATTACCCTCGAATAATGACATCAAGGGCCAACAAATATTTACTGGCGATTTATCCCGAATATCACACTAGACTATTCCCTGATTCAAAACTTGTAAATGAATCACCAGATATTGTCAAAGATATATCCCATGCTAACAGCATTCATAAAATTTACATATGTGGAATGCGTTCTGTGATGGGAATGAAAAGAGGAGATATCATTGTCATCTATAGAACCGGAGACAAAAAAGGGCCAGCTCGCTATCGTTCTGTAGCCAGTACATTATGTGTAGTTGAGAGCGTAAAAAATATTTCTGAATTTTTAAGCGAAGATAGTTTTGTAGACTATTGTATTCGTTTTAGCGTATTTTCTGAAGATGAACTCAGAAAAATCTATAAAGAACGTCGATACCCTTTCATTATAAGATTCACATACAATCTGTCTTTGCCAAAGAGACCCAATCGTGCTATTTTAATAGATCATGTGGGGCTAAATGGTTCGCGTGCATTCCGATGGAGTCACTTTAAACTCACAAATGAGCAGTTCTTAAAGATCATCGAGTTAGGCAAGATAAATGAAAGTTTTATTATCCATTAAGCCTGAGTTTGCAGAAAAAATATTGAACGGAACAAAGCGGTTCGAGTTTCGTAAAGGTATATTCAAAAATCCGCAAATTAGCACCGTTGTTATTTATGCCACGATGCCATTAGGTAAAGTTGTTGGTCAATTCCGTATTGAATCAATACTAAGTGACGAACCGGAATCTCTTTGGAAAAAGACGGAAAAACACGCAGGTATTTCTAAGCAATTTTATGACTCATATTATTCAGGTAGAGAAAAGGCCTACGCAATAAAAATTGGTGAAGTGGAAAGATATAAAGAACCAATTCCTATCTCTGCTCTAGGTAGTAATATTAAGCCACCACAATCATATCTTTACCTACCTGCGTAAGAATCCCGGCCACCGTGCCGGGTTTTCTTTTGTCCCCTCATCACACAAACCGTTCGAAAAACCACCACATCCTCCCTTCAGTTATCGCTATGCGATGCAAGTCACAAAATTAATTCTTTTTGCTATCAAACATTTAATATCAAAACACATCAACCAATAGCAATAAGTATTGATATCACCAATAGCAATAGCTATTATCACCATATCGCAACAACACAACGATACGGCAACCACCTGATTCACCGTTGCGATGACCGCTTAGATCCGCAGTTTGAATTTCAGCAGGCTTCGGGGAGTGCGAGGGGTGAAACGGACGCGTGAACGTCGGTGTGACCAGCTGAAATTAACTCAACATTTCATACCTCAGTCGCTTCAACGAGGCGGTTTAGTTATGACAACCGGCGGCCATCCACCGCCTGAATACGCGCAGAAGTCTCTATATGTTCAGCAGCCCAGCTTACGGGCAGGAGTTTTTATGGCTCATCAACATTACGGAACACAGACCGTTAATCGCGGTGCGGTCATGCCAGGAATGCTGGTCAAACACAAAGATGGTACCTGGACTGCATCAGCTAATTTACGCGGACGGCTTTATCTGCATCGCGGCATCGAGCGCACTTATACCCGTGACTTGCTCGTGGAAGTTTTTCTCGACGGACGCGGCAACGGCCTGAATCACTAACCCCCTTTCCTGTTTTCCTAATCAGCCTGGCATTTCGCGGGCGATATTTTCACAGCTATTTCAGGAGTTCAGCCATGAACGCTTATTACATTCAGGATCGTCTTGAGGCTCAGAGCTGGGTGCGTCACTACCAGCAGATCGCCCGTGAAGAGAAAGAGGCAGAACTGGCAGACGACATGGAAAAAGGCCTGCCCCAGCACCTGTTTGAATCGCTATGCATCGATCATTTGCAACGCCACGGGGCCAGCAAAAAAGCCATTACCCGTGCGTTTGATGACGATGTTGAGTTTCAGGAGCGCATGGCAGAACACATCCGGTACATGGTTGAAACCATTGCTCACCATCAGGTTGATATTGATTCAGAGGTATAAAACGGATGAGTACAGCACTCGCAACGCTGGCAGGGAAGCTGGCTGAACGTGTCGGCATGGATTCTGTCGACCCACAGGAACTGATCACCACTCTTCGCCAGACAGCATTTAAAGGTGATGCCAGCGATGCGCAGTTCATCGCATTGTTGATCGTCGCCAACCAGTACGGCCTTAATCCGTGGACGAAAGAAATTTACGCCTTCCCTGATAAGCAGAACGGCATCGTTCCGGTGGTGGGCGTTGATGGCTGGTCCCGCATCATCAATGAAAACCAGCAGTTTGATGGCATGGACTTTGAGCAGGACAATGAATCCTGTACATGCCGGATTTACCGCAAGGACCGTAATCATCCGATCTGCGTTACCGAATGGATGGATGAATGCCGCCGCGAACCATTCAAAACTCGCGAAGGCAGAGAAATCACGGGGCCGTGGCAGTCGCATCCCAAACGGATGTTACGGCATAAAGCCATGATTCAGTGTGCCCGTCTGGCCTTCGGATTTGCTGGTATCTATGACAAGGATGAAGCCGAGCGCATTGTCGAAAATACTGCATACACTGCAGAACGTCAGCCAGAACGCGACATCACTCCGGTTAACGATGAAACCATGCAGGAGATTAACACTCTGCTGATCGCCCTGGATAAAACATGGGATGACGACTTATTGCCGCTCTGTTCCCAGATATTTCGCCGCGACATTCGCGCATCGTCAGAACTGACACAGGCCGAAGCAGTGAAAGCTCTTGGATTCCTGAAACAGAAAGCCACTGAGCAGAAGGTGGCAGCATGACACCGGACATTATCCTGCAGCGTACCGGGATCGACGTGAGAGCTGTCGAACAGGGGGATGATGCATGGCACAAATTACGGCTCGGCGTCATCACCGCTTCAGAAGTTCACAACGTGATAGCAAAGCCCCGCTCAGGAAAGAAGTGGCCTGACATGAAAATGTCCTACTTCCACACCCTGCTGGCTGAGGTTTGCACCGGTGTGGCTCCGGAAGTTAATGCTAAGGCGCTGGCCTGGGGAAAACAGTACGAGAACGACGCCAGAACCCTGTTTGAATTCACTTCCGGCGTGAATGTTACTGAATCCCCGATCATCTATCGCGACGAAAGTATGCGCACCGCCTGCTCTCCCGATGGTTTATGCAGTGACGGCAACGGCCTTGAACTGAAATGCCCGTTTACCTCCCGGGATTTCATGAAGTTCCGGCTCGGTGGTTTCGAGGCCATAAAATCGGCTTACATGGCCCAGGTGCAGTACAGCATGTGGGTGACGCGAAAAGATGCCTGGTACTTTGCCAACTATGACCCGCGTATGAAGCGTGAAGGCCTGCATTATGTCGTGATTGAGCGGAATGAAAAGTACATGGCGAATTTTGACGAGATGGTGCCGGAGTTCATCGAAAAAATGGACGTGGCACTGGCTGAAATTGGTTTTGTATTTGGGGAGCAATGGCGATGAAGCATCCTCACGATAATATCCGGGTAGGCGCGATCACTTTCGTCTACTCCGTTACAAAGCGAGGCTGGGTATTTCCCGGCCTTTCTGTTATCCAAAATCCACTGAAAGCCCAGCGGCTGGCTGAGGAGATAAATAATAAACGAGGGGCTGTATGCACAAAGCATCTCCCGTTGAGTTAAGAACGAGTATCGAGATGGCACATAGCCTCGCTCAAATTGGAGTCAGGTTTGTGCCAATACCAGTAGAAACAGACGAAGAATTTCATACGTTAGCCACATCCCTTTCACAAAAGCTGGAAATGATGGTGGCGAAAGCAGAAGCAGATGAGAGAGACCAGGTATGACAACCACTGAATGCATTTTTCTGGCAGCGGGCTTCATATTCTGTGTGCTTATGCTTGCCGACATGGGACTTGTTCAATGACACCTCAGCAAGAAAACGCCCTTCGCAGTATTGCCCGTCAGGCTAATTATGAAATCAAAAAAGCCAGACAGCAGTTTCCGGATAAAAACGTCGATGACATTTGCCGTAGCGTACTGAAGAAGCACCGCGAAACGGTAACGCTGATGGGATTCACACCGACTCATTTAAGCCTGGCGATCGGCATGTTAAACGGCGTCTTTAAGGAACGGTGAACATGAAAAACAAAATCATCATGGAGCTACAGGCTCCTTTTTTATTATTCGCATTCACCCTCAAGCGTATTAACCAACAATTCAGGGATTAATGAAAGATGGCAGACATCATTGATTCAGCATCAGAAATTGAAGAATTACAGCGCAACACAGCAATAAAAATGCGCCGCCTGAACCACCAGGCTATATCTGCCACTCATTGTTGTGAGTGTGGCGATCCGATAGATGAACGAAGACGCCTGGCCGTTCAGGGTTGTCGGACTTGTGCAAGTTGCCAGGAGGAGATCGAACTTAAGAACAAACAATGGGGACTGTGATGGCCTCAAAGCAGCAAATTTCAACATCGTCCAACTGAGGTGTAAAAATGTTCAGAATCATTTTTCCTAACACCTGGTACGTCGACCACCACGGCACTCCCTGCAAAATCCTGCGTTCTACCCACAACAAAGTTCACTACATCCGAAAAGGCAGAACATGTATCGCCAGCATGTTCCGCTTTAATCATGACTTTGAACCTGTGAATAAAGCTGATGCAGATCGGATAGCAGAAGAGATCGAAACGGCAGAACACATTAAGAAGTTACGTGCCATACGCAGGAAATAGAAAAATTGATAAATTCAATACTGCATTTCTCAGCATTAAATTTATCTCTATGACCAGTCAAGAGATGTACCTGCCATGAGCTTAATATCATGTCAGATATATCGGTCACAAACTCCCTCAGCAGCTAAGAGGAGGACAAATGTCTCGACTAATCACTTTACAGGACTGGGCTAAAGAAGAATTTGGGGACTTAGCACCAAGTGAGCGAGTTCTGAAAAAATACGCGCAAGGGAAAATGATGGCCCCACCCGCTATAAAAGTTGGTCGCTACTGGATGATTGACCGAAATTCCCGTTTTGTAGGAACGCTTGCAGAACCGCAACTCCCAATAAACGCAAACCCAAAACTCCAACGGATAATCGCTGATGGCTGCTAGACCCCGATCTCACAAAATCTCTATACCCAATTTATATTGCAAATTAGATAAGCGAACCGGAAAGGTATATTGGCAATACAAACATCCACTATCCGGTCGTTTTCATAGCTTAGGAACTGATGAGAATGAAGCAAAACAAGTTGCTACTGAAGCAAATACCATTATTGCTGAACAACGTACCCGACAAATATTAAGCGTCAATGAGCGTCTGGAAAGAATGAAAGGCAGGCGCTCAGACATTACGGTGACAGAATGGCTTGATAAATATATTTCTATCCAGGAGGACAGGCTGCAACATAATGAACTAAGACCCAACTCCTATCGGCAAAAAGGCAAACCCATTCGTCTTTTCCGTGAGCATTGTGGAATACAACACCTCAAGGATATTACCGCACTTGATATTGCCGAAATAATTGATGCTGTAAAGGCTGAAGGTCATAACAGGATGGCGCAAGTCGTGAGAATGGTGTTAATCGACGTCTTCAAAGAAGCACAACACGCAGGACATGTTCCGCCAGGATTTAACCCAGCGCAGGCAACAAAACAACCGCGAAATCGAGTAAACCGCCAAAGATTATCACTGCCCGAATGGCAGGCAATATTTGACAGCGTAAGCAGACGGCAGCCCTATTTAAAATGCGGGATGCTACTTGCTCTTGTCACTGGACAACGTTTAGGCGATATCTGCAATTTGAAATTCTCTGATATCTGGGACGACATGTTGCACATTACTCAGAAAAAAACCGGTTCAAAACTTGCTATTCCGCTTAACCTGAAATGCGATGCTCTGAATATTACCCTTCGTGAAGTTATATCTCAGTGCAGGGATGCTGTTGTTAGTAAATATCTGGTCCATTACCGTCACACAACCTCTCAAGCAAACAGAGGAGACCAGGTTTCTGCGAATACTCTGACAACGGCTTTTAAAAAGGCCAGGGAAAAATGTGGCATAAAATGGGAGCAAGGAACTGCGCCCACATTTCATGAGCAGCGATCTCTGTCAGAACGGTTATATCGGGAACAGGGTCTGGATACGCAAAAGTTGTTAGGCCATAAATCCAGAAAAATGACCGACCGATACAATGATGATCGTGGTAAAGACTGGATTATCGTAGATATCAAAACAGCATAG